TGATGATGCTCCCTTGTATCCTGTCGCTGATGATGCTCCGTAGTTTCCTGTCGCTGATGATGCTCCGCAGTTTCCTGTCGCTGATGATGCTCCGCAGTTTCCTGTCGCTGATGATGCTCCGTAGTTTCCTGTCGCTGATGATGCTCCGCAGTCCTCATTAGCTTCTGCTTCCGGTTTAACTCTTTCTTTCGTATATTCGATAGCAGCCTGTACCAATCCGGCAATGCTCACTCTTGCACCGATCTTAATCTTCGTGGATGCCACTTTCGTATCGTCAGATCTTTTCGATATCTCTCCACTCTGTTCGACTTCATGATATACACTGTGTGCCGGATCATAATATCCAAGGCAATCTAACGGATGCTCGCATGCATGGAATCCACAGTTGCACGCTTCGGCTCTTTCTTCTTCGTATTCTTTCCCCTCTTCATATTGGAAATCTCCGCAAGTCATGTCTTTGTTGAATCCTTTATAAGCTTTTATTACTTCTCCCACTGTCTATCCCTCCTAAACCAAAACTTTCGTTTCTTCTTTTCTCGCTTCTCTTTCTGTTTTTTAGACCACTCCGCAAGATATTGTTCCTGTTCCTGATCCTCCTGTTCCTTTCTTGTCACAAAGTCACCTCCGAACATCGTTCTTTTTGCTACGTCTTACTATTCTCCGCTTTTTCTTTGTTTCTCCTGGTAATTCAGCTTTAGCACTCGCCCAACTACAGTCTGCCAAAGGACAGATAAAACAGTTTGGATAAGTGCATCCATCCGGTTTTGCCATATTCTTCCTCCTATGTGATAAGTTTCCTCGCTAGATCATTCATGTCATAGTTCCGGCCATCGAAATTATTGAATCCTTTTTTCTCTTGTCCGCTGTCCTCGTACTGTCCCTCAAAAACTTTCGTAAAGTTGTTTGGCAACACGAACCAGTCGAATGTTATCTTCCAGTTCTTCACTTTTCCTTGTAAGTACTTGCTTTTCTTCACATTGTCCACTGCTTTCAAGACATCATCCAAACCGTTGCTTTCTAACCTCGCTCGTAAATTCTGATATCTCTTGGAAGTCTTTTCTATCTTCTTTACAGGTTTTATCCCGTAGCTTTCCAAATCGTTCCAGGCTTTTATGACAGCTTCAACAGATCCATCGTCTTTCTCCGGCTTTTCTTTCTGCCTTATCGGCTTATCTTTTTTTTCATTCTTCTGTTCGGTCTGGTATCTTGCATAGTTATTCACCGTATATACGGTATATCGGTTTGTGGTTTTACATGTAACCTCACCTGTTTTTCTCAGATGTGAAAGTGCTGTCCTTAATTCGCTCTCAGACAACCCTGTTTCTTTCGAAAGAACGGATATCGAAGAGACAAATGATCCTCTTTTAATCTCTTCTCCTCGGAAGCTTGCATCTTTCCAGTTGGCTTTTAACAACATGTGCAAAAATAACCGACACGTCTTTATATCTGGATACCAGTCCCATTCCAGTATTTTTCTGCTAAGTTTTATGTAATTCTCGCTCACACTTCTTCAATATCCACCTCAATTCTCGGATTTTTCTTATCAACATAGAATTCATCCGTGAATCCCACTATGTTTTTCCATCCATCGTCCTGCAAGACTTTGGTATCTACTAATGCGTCTTGGATGCACTTTCGCCCAAATGCGCTCACATTATCCAAATCCCGTCTCTTGTCCGGCTCATACCATCGGTAGTGCATCCGTACCTTCCTTGTTATTCGCAATCTTCCAAATCGCTCATATATGGCTTGTATCACACGGGATTCATTATCTTTCTTCATATCCGCTCCTTTATACCTATTGGTATTCAGTGCACGGATATAATCATTCATGTTGTTCAGTTTTCCCTTTATGATTAGTATGTAATGCATTGTATTCCCCCGCCATTTTCCAGCTTTTAAACGTCTGCTTCATGCACCGCCTTTTAAAAAGGCTTGCCCTCGCCCTCGAAAGTTCTGTGCCTAAATACTCTTTCAGCGCTCTTTCGTCCTCTGGATCACCCGGTATCGGCCTGAATATTCCATATCCGACATTTATGATGCAATCTCCATTGCAGTTTTCTTTCTCTATCATTTTTCGTAGTCGTCGATCAACAACAGGGTTTGCCGGGCGTTGCATGGCGTTTCTATGTCCGTCTGGTATTCGATTAAAATAGCTTTCTGCCGTCTCTCTATTCTTTCCCAACGCTTTTCTCCTTTCTGCCGGAGTGTGGCTTCTCCGGCCGTGATACAATATCTTGTGCTGTGCATATCGAATGGGTGAGATGATATGCGTTAGAACCTGTTAATAGTTCCTGTGCCACATGAATCTATGTTAATTAGTTACAACCTGTTCTTTCCGAACACCTGTATGAACTCTTCTCTTGTTCCGCAGTGTTCTTCAAAATATCTCTGTGCCATCTGCTTAAGTTTTAAGTCCAATCCCTTGTTCGGGTTCCCGTGTACGCTCTCTGGCGTAAATTCATGTAAATGTGGTGCTAACGGTATCACAAATCCGTATTCTTCCGTTTTTTTTCTGTACGGACCATAAAAAATGTGGTGTCTGTGGCAGTTTGGACTTCCCGTGAAGTAGCAGTGCTCCATATCGTCAGTGAATACACTCTTAAGTTTTTTCGCCAATCTTCACACCCCATCTTTCTTTCATTTCGCTGATTTGGTTCGGTGTCATAGTCTCTATTCCAAGTTCTTTCGCTTCGTACACAGTCCCGTCAATCAGTTTTGACATTTCATCGGTATCGTAAGTATGCGAACCTCGCATTACCAAATTCACCCGGAATACTTTCCCTTTCTGATTGGTGGTTGTCTTAGATGTAGGTTGCAGATGAACAAACTCCACATTGTATGCGTCTATATCATCGTCCAATGGAAGCGGAACTAATGCACCATTAATGGTTTCGTACTGTCCGTATTCCGCTATCAGCTTATTCTTTATGTACACCTTACTGTTTCCGGTCACATCTGCAATTTTTCCAACCAGTACATGAAAGTAAGAGTTTGCATCAAGACTTCTTTTTTTCTTGTATGCCTTAATCGTTATTGCAATCTGCTTACCTCTAAGGTTCTCAAATGCCTGTCTTGCGTCTTCATTTAGCGTTAGACTTGCTTTTTGCTTATTGGTGGCAAAATCCACCGCTAAGCTATCAAAAGTCCCTGTATAGTCCATTTACGCACCAAACATCTTTCTGGCTTCTTCTTGGTTATCCCGGAACCACCCGTACTGCTGTTGTGTCAGATCTTCAATCTTCTGTGCACTGTATCCGGCTATAGCCTTTACTTCATCGATTTTGTTTTTTTCAAATATCTTCCGAAGTTCTTTTATCTGCCCTTGTGTAATCTTTCCATCATTGGCTTTCTGTTCTTTCTTTCCACCGCTCTTTTTATCGGCTCCCGTCTGCTTTGCATATTCGTTCGTATCCGGGTCTTTGACATCATCCAGAAGAAACAGTGCATTCATTGCGTATTTTCTTGCATAGCTTGATGCTGATCCCGTCACTTGTGATTCATCCATCTTTGGTTTTGTCTCTGGCTCCCTTGCATATCCAGGAACAGAGATTTTTTTGCCTGTGTTGCAATCGGTAAATACTGCAACAGCTTTTACATACACTCTTCCGGCTATCTCCGTTATCTCGTCATGTATGGTCAACAACACGTTGTACTCTCTGCTATATTTTTTAAACTCTTCCAAGATGCTTTCTGCGCTTCTGTAAGCGTAATTTCCAAAATCATTATATTTGTCTTTCGGGACATTCATTTTTGTTTGGATTTCTGAAAGCTTTTCTTCGATGTCGAGTTCTCGCTTGTCCTGTTCTTTCTTCTCTTCTGCCATTACACATCTTTCCTTTCAAAGTAGACACCGAGAGAAGTTAACGCCATCTCAATTTCTTCCAATTCGGCATCCGTAGCCTTAACCGTAAATACTACTGTCTTCGAATCTTCCGTGGTGAGTTCCGCTGCTTTCACTTCGTCCACCGTCTTAATCTGGTCAATGGCTTTCTGTTCCGCTTCTTCCTTAAGTCTTTCCTCTTCACGGATTCTGGCACGTTCTTCTTCTCTTACACGCTCACGCTCTCTTTCGAGTTCACGATCACGTCTTTCCTGTTCCTCTTTCTCTTTTCTCCGTAAGATTTCCGCTTTTTCCTGTTCGTAGCGGTTAATCATCTGGATAGCAAGAGCAAGGTTGTTGTTCTCCATGTACAGGTTCAACGCCTGTTCCTCTTTTTCGGACTTCATGGCCTTAATGGTTGCAATATCCTGTCTGGTCTGCATAACCTTTAAGTTTATCTCTTCCCGGATAGATTTCATCGTGGTTGATGCATTTATCCACTTCTCACCGTAGATTTTTTCCAACGGAATGTAGTCATGCAGTTCTTCTTCCACCAGTTCGTTGTACAGGTTCTGGATTTCTGCTTTTTTCTCTTCTACACGTTTTGCTTCGAACTCTTTCACCTGTCCGTCAATCAGTGCAATAGGTTTATCAATCACTCCGATCAGCTCTTTCACCTTGCCCTCGAACACTTCATAAGGCTTCATGTACTCTTTCTTCACTTCAACCTTGCGGTCGTTCACTGCCTTTCTCAGCTTTCTGAGGTCTGCCAAATCACCTTTGGCTTTCTGCTTGTCTTCTTCCGCAAACTGCTTTGTCTCATACACTGCCATCTCTGTTTCAAGAGATTTCTTAATGTCCTCAAAGTTTCCGGTGATAACCCCCATCGTCTGATTTATGGTCAATTCCAATTTCTGCATCTCTTTCCCTCCTAAAGTTCTTTCACGATTGTTTTGCACTTGTTTTTTTCTGCTACCTCGTCGGCAAGCTTATGCACATAAGCCTTGTCCATATCTGTTTCATAGTCATATACCCCGATACGGTATTCTAAGTCCGGTTTGCAGATCATCCATATCTCTGCCATCTTCTTTCCCTCCTGTGATCTCTTTCACGCATTCTTCGCATAGCACCTGTCCATCAAATGTGTATAAGCTGTCACCACTGTATGCAGGTCTTCCACAGCATGTGCAGTATTCCTGTTTTTCTTCTTCCGGCTCCGGCGGTATGGTCTTCCAATGGTCATAGCCTTTAATGCTCTCCATCTTCATCCCACCCCATCATTGCGATTATATCTTTGCTGTCTATGTATTCATGGCTCATTACATATCTCCTTAAAGTTTCTAACTGTCCATGCATATAAGCGTATGATTCCATCACTTTTTCCGTGTTCAGTTTTTTACCAAGTTCTATACACTCCTGTAGCATTGCCCTTGTATCGTTTTCTTTTTTCTCTTCTCCCATGTTCAAATCTCCTTTCATGTGTTATAATTTTCTTGAATGTTTTTCTGAGTGCTTGACTGGATTTTATCCATCGGCACTCTTTTTTTATACACATCCGGCTATCATAACCGCCAATGCGTATAGCGTTATCACAAGTGCTATCCTGTAGTAGTTAAGCTTGTCTTCCATGCTCTCTACCTCCTACCCGATCATAAGTATCAGCATTGCGATGAATGTGACAAACCATAAGCAACGCCAAAAGATTACTTTTCTTTTCAGGTTACGGATGATCTCTGTTGCCATTGTCATGTGTGCTTCCTCCTGTTCTTCAGATTTGCGAATTACAGGAGAATGTGTTATAATCAACCTGTATTCGCTAAGTGTTCGTTAGCGGTACACCGCCCTGTCTGGTATTCCAGTACCAGCGGGGCACTTTTTATGTCCCTTTTATCGTCAGACCGATTGTGTCTGACATATATCTATATTCTTTTTATTCTTATTCTTCTTTATATTCTTCTATTGTTGTCAACTGGCTTGCGAATTGATTGTTAATTGATTGTTATGTGGCTTGCTAACCGTTTTCACTTGACAAGCAGTTTTGCCTTATTTTTCAAGGGTTTTAGCTTGTCATTTGCTTGTCAACTGGCTTGTCAAAATTTTCGATTTTTTGAAAATTTCTTTAATTTTGGCTTGTCAATTGATTGTTATCTGAGTGTCATTTGGCTTGCGACCAGTTACCGTTTTGCCCTTATTTTTCAAGGGTTGTGGCTTGCTAAGTGGCTTGCGATTTGACCAAAAATCAACTACCATTTTCGCATTTACCTTTTCAATAATTTGAATACATTGAAAAATAAATATTTTTAGGCTTTTTTACTGCCTTTCGTACCTGTTTTTTTCACCTTTTTATGTACGTTATTACCGCCGATTATGTTCCCGTTTTTGTCCAGTTCGTCCCAAACATAGCGTCCTTTGCCGGAGTTTCGCCACTGTGAAAAACCTCTTAATTCTCCGTAGCCAAGCCATTCCTTTATGACTTTTACATGACTGTCTTCCAGGCACTGAACGGTAAATTCCATTGTTGTGCCAACCGGAACGGTCTCTGAACATGCAAGGGATATCCTTTCTCCCTGTGGTGTATTTGCCCGGAGCGGTCTCTGACACGTTCCCATATCCCCGTCAAAAATCAGAGGTATTTTGCGCTCTTTCACAAAAATAAGACCGTCAATCTCCTTTTTGTACGCTTTAATTTTTGATGATTCACTGCCCTTGACTTTGCGAAGCATTCCGCAAGAATCTTTAAACATTCCTTTTACCTGGTAGTCATATACGAACGGTTTTCCGTCTTCGCTTTTGTGAAAAATCGTCATTGATTTCTCTTCTACTGCATCTACACCAAGTGTTGCTACTTCGTCCTCACGGGACGGTGCGTCCGGTGCTTTGGATGCAATATAAGTCCGGTGAATCTCCTTATCCGCACACTGAGAACCTAATACTTCCTCAGTGAACGTTATTCTCACTTTTAATTCTTTCATAATATGTTTTTCTCCTTTTCAATTTGTTTTGGTGTCATTGCTGCGCTGTGCTGCTCTTCTCCCTTTCTATTCTTCTCCTCTCCATTTCGCAACTGGGCTGTTCCCTGCGCTTCCGTTTCAGAGCTTCTCTTTTCAATTCCATATCTTTTCGTGTCTGTTCCTGCTGATCTGCTACTTTTCTTATCCGTTCTAAGCGTCACAAAGCCATATCATTTCTTTTCTAATCTCTGCCTATCTTTTCCATCTCAGTTACATTCAGTGCTTAACATTTCAGCTCCATAGCCTCTCAACTCTTGGCTCTTCCATTGCATGTTGTCTTTTCTTCTGGATTCTCCTATACTGTTTATACAGGCACTGCCATGCCGAGTAATCCAGAAAGGAATATTAACCATGTCGCAAGTTTCACATCGAGAATTGGATTTATCTTTTTCGGAAAATATATGTCTTCGGAAAATACAATTCTTCGGTTTACCGCAAAATAAATTCTTCGAAGATAAATACTGTTTTCTTAGAGAACAGAACTTGATTTGCCGTTCATCTAAAAGCACTAATTACGTACTAAATAACCGTGCGAAAATGTATCTCCGATACAAGAGGAAAGATAAAATAAGATTCATCGTTCCTACTCTTATCTCCATACTTGCATTATTTGGAGGATATGACGTATACAAGAATCCAATCTTATATTCATTGTTACGGCTATTAAGGCAAACACTGAAAGCCATAGCGGAAAATATGGGTGCCTTTTTCTAAATGGGATGTGGCATATTTGGACTGAAATTACAGAGATACCAGAAAGTCTTTTCTTCTCTTTCCTTGCATTCCAGTAAAAGAAATATCCCTCTTTTAGATGCTGTAAACTATCCATATCACTTTTATCTGGATTCTTATGAATGCAAATTCTTACAACCCATCGTGGCTTGAATAATTTCATCTTTGTTATCACCTCCCTGTATTCAATTTATGTTATGCATTGACTTGTCCAATGTAGTAAAACAGAAGTAATGCCATTGCCAGATTTATTGACATCTGTGAACTGCAAGTCAAATATGGCACTCTCAAGAACAACCAGAACGGTTTTTCGATTTCTGTTACGATAAACGCCACAATCAATGCAGTTATCCCGTATACCGTGCAAATAACCGATGCAGTTATCATTTTTGCTATCACCCATTTTTGTGTTATAATTTTTCAAATGCTAAAGAAAAGAGGTTTTATAATGCACGCAATTTTTAATTTCATGCAAGAATTATTCACAAGAGAAAATGTAACTTTTGCTATCGCAGTTTTCGGTGCTGTCGGTACTGCCAAGAGCATATTCCAATCCCGAAAGAAAGTAGAATTTATTCCGTTGGGATATACGCTAAATGAAGACCATGATTTGATTGTCCATTTCGAAATCATCAATCATTCCACCACTGCTATTTCCATTGTGAACATCTCTTATATTTACGATGGCGAACATTATTCGTGTTCAAAAGAACGTGCTATTGCCGAGTCAATTTATCACGAACGTAGACACGTACCCGCCCTAAAAGATTTCTATACACAACCTTTTCCTCTACAGTTGGTGGGTCTCGGTGGTACTTCGGAATATATTCGGTTTGAACTCCCGCCAAAAATTCATCCAGATTTTTCCAAACCTCAGAGTTTTCAAGTATCTTCCAATCGTGGAAAGGCAACTGAAATGAAACTTCTGCTATCTGATTCGGATTCGTCCAGTCTACATAAATCTCGTATTCTGACTTCAATCCGTTCGTTCTTTCGAAAGTAGTTTCTACACAATTACCGCTCACTTTCTGGGATATTGGCTTTCCATTGCCTAATGGACTGTATTCCACGCTATCACCTCCTGTATTCAATTGTTATGGTTCCGGCATCCATTAGGTTTTTTTCGCCGGAGTGTCCGGCTTCTTTTCTGCTTCATCTGCCAGGCCCTCTATTCTTCCAAGAAGATAGCCTTTTTTAAATTCTGATAAATTCGGCAATGCCTTACTAAGCTTCTCAACTATCTTTTTCTCTTTCTCACTCATGCGCTCACTTCCTTTCTGTGCTATACTCTCCTTTAGAAAGGAGGGATAAAAATATGGATTTCGAATTACCAGTGATGGCTACCAATCCCCCATTGCCACATTCTGTTTATGAGAAAATGGAAAAAGAGGAAAAGTACGAAGTCATCAAAGAAATAGCTGATTCTGCAAAACTTTTAGCCGATTCTGCTGTTTCCGATGCAAAAAAATCTAAAAAGCGTGCAAATATTGCTACCTTAGTTTCCATATTGTCGTTGTTAACTGCTTTTCTGACTAATGTAGATAAGATAATAGCCAACGTACATTTCTTAATAAGTCTTTTCCGCTAAAAATAAGATTTATTAAGATTGATACAACTCCGATGATTATTGCTACCGTTGATTGGTCTATCTTTCTTTTCATCTTTGCTATCACCTCCCTGTTTGACTTTGTGTGATTATAATACCATACACAGTCATACTTGTCAACCTTTATTTTGTAAAAAAGTTTGACTTTGTATGACATATGTGATACTATACAATTGTAAGGAGGTGATAACATGGAAAATCGTTTGAAACTTCTGCGCAAAGAGCTGAAAATGTCACAAGAGGAATTTGCTAAAAAGGTGAATTTGACAAAGAATTACATTTCTTTGGTAGAAACTGGGAATAGATCTCTTGCAGACAGAACTGTAAAAGATATTTGCAGAATTTTTAATGTAAACGAAAATTGGTTACGTGGTGAAGATGCAGAAATGTTTTTGGAGAAATCCAAGAATGAGCAAATTGCAGATTTATTATCTGACATACTTTCAGCAGACGAAAAAAGTTTCAAAAAACAATTGATTTCAGCTTTGGCAAAGTTGGATGATGACGGATGGGACACTCTCGAAAAAATAATTGATTCTATTCCTAGGAAATAAGAAAAGGACAAGGGTAATGCGCAAACCCTTGTCCTTTTCTTATTATCCTATAAGTTTTTCTACGATGCGATGTATGATTTTAAGCACTTCTATATCATCGCATTGATTTATAAGCTTAGTTATTCTTTCTATGTACCAATTTCTTTCTTCGTCCACATAAATCCCTCCAATATCCCGACACGTCATTCCAGTAGCGATTACTTACATTATAGAACATATGTTTGTTATCTGTCAATGTTTTCGCTGATAGCATCCTTTACTATAAGATAGATGTACCGCATTAAGCGAGGGTCACGGATGCCTTTTATCATCCGCTTGATTTCGTTTTCATAAGTATCAGTCCATGTTTTGTTGCTCTTGCTGTTCATTTCGTCCTTTCCCATTAGATTACCTCCTATCAATGACTTGACAAGTGCCATTTTTGTTTTATAATGATACATTGTAATACTTAAATAAATTATAACTTAAAACCATAGTCAAGATGTTGGCTAAAATATCGTATTTTTCTTACAAAAAAGATGAAAAATAGCCAAGATATTAGCCTTTTCGACAGGATGTGACATAATGTTAACGAAAAGAGAAATGTTGGATAACTTTGCACATAACATCGAAGAAGAGCGAAAAAGACTTGATTTTACGCAAGTTCTCTTTTCTAAGATGCTGGGTGTGTCTGTGTCCACATACAAAAACATCGTTTCACGGAAGACTAATAATCTTGACGTTTTCTTAGCACTAAGGTTGTCGGAACTAACTCATAAATCTATCCCTGATCTCTTAGGGTATTCTTCTAAGGAATACGAGGTATTGGGAAAGTACAGGCAATTGACCGACAGACAACGTGCGTATATTCTTGGTAAGATGGATTATGAAATCTCTATGAAAGTATTGGAAACGGATCCCGAAAACATGTTGGATGTTCTATGCCCCACTGGTGAGATGGCTGACGGTATGATATTGGATTCTTCACACGAAGAACGGATATACTGCCCGGAATACATAAAAAAGTACGGTGAGACATTACATTGTGGCATAAAGATAACGAGCAACCACTTGCTCCCTGTATATGTAAAGGGTGATATCATCTGCATATCCAAAAGAGTGCCAAGAAACGGTGATACCGTGATTATTATACATAAAGAAACAGGACGTGCGTATATAAGGCGGTATGTGCAGAGAGGTAAGATAAAGTTAGTCCCGATCAACGGCTTCGGTGATGTCATAGAAGTTGATCCGAATAGTTTTGAAGACATGGAACAATGGGTAAGGTTTGGAGTTGTGATTGCGGTATTAAGAAGATAGCATACTATGTATGCGGAGGTACTTATATGCAGAATAAAAAGGTCTTGGAATTAGATAGCTTTTTCGGGAAACTTGTTGCTTGTGATGAATATGTAGAGATTATTCCTATGTATGTAACAGATTCTCGAAAACAAGGGAGAAAATTCTATTATCAAAACATTAGCGGTATAACATGCAAGGAACCAAGTGTTTGGTGGGGGCCTGGATATATACAATTTATAATTCCGGGAGAACAGGCTAAGCAAATAAAATGGATGGACAAAGGCTGGAAGAAGACGGTTAAAAATGATCCAAATTCTTTACTTCTTTCGGTTATAGGAAAAGATTACAAAAAAAGATATAAAGAATTTATAGATTTTCTAAACAAAAAGATAAGTAGCAAACCAGAATCTACCGCAGATGTTGCAAATGATCTAAATCAGCTAAAAGCATTAAAAGAACTTCTTGACTGTGGAGCAATCAATAAGCAAGAATTCGAAGAAAAGAAAAGAAAACTACTTAATAGAATATAATCATAGCATACTATATAAAAAATTGAAAGGAAACATAAAAATGGATGACGGCAAAAAATACTGTAAGCATTGTGGAGAACGGATAGATTCTGATTGCGTAGTATGCCCGAAATGTGGTAAACAGGTGGAAGAATTAAAAAGCAAAGATCAGAGTATAATTATAAACAACGCTCCGTCCGCTTCTTCTTCCGCAAGTTCCAGTGCAAGTGCTTCTGCTTCTTCCTCTGCAAGATATTATGGATGTCCAAAAAATAAATGGATAGCATTTTTCTTATGCTTATGTTTGGGATTTGTTGGCGCACATAAATTTTACGAGGGAAAAATAGGCATGGGGATTCTGTACATATGTACGTGTGGACTTTTCTTCATTGGTGTGATTATAGATTTGATTGCTATCCTTGGAAAGCCAAATCCATATTATGTATAAAAAAATCATGAAAAATAGATTGATGGCAGTTGCCCTTGTGTGTGCCATGACCGCTTTAACAGGTTGCTCTTCTGGATTAACCGAAAGCGAAGTGGACAAAAAGATAGAATCTGCCATAAAAGAGAATAATAAACAACTGAGGTATGATATTCTGAGAGATTTAGACAGCCATATACAGGCGAAGCTAGATGAACAGGACAAACTTACCGATGATGAAAAAGAAACGCTTAAATCGGAAATAATGCAGTCTGTAGACGAAAGGTTGTTAAGTAAATCATCGAATAATACCGCATCTGTCAAGAGTGCATTACCTCAGACAAAAGTTGTGGAAAAACAGGAAAGAATCGTTGAATCTCCGACAAATAAATATTATACAAACGTAACCAATATTGAACACTCTACATCTGAGCCGGAAAAAGTAATAGACGGAACTCCTATCCCTATAGAAAAAGGTGAGTTTACAACATGCACTCTATCCGGCCATACTACATATACGATCGAGACGATCACAGCGAGCATATACAACCATGACAGCGAACCGTATCGTGAAATTAAGTATCCTTACGAAATACATGTATCCGTAACAGGAACTTACAGGAATTACGAGCAATCCGATTCACAGTATCCTACTGCAGACAGTGTATTGATTCTGCAACCGTATGGCACATCTCTAGGTATGTGGAATGAGGTACTAAACGAAGACGATCACACATTCACGGCGAATTATCAAACTACACTGAATCTTGTTCCGGATAAGATTTTATTAAAATAAAAAACACCCACTACATCGAGCAATCGGTAGTGGGTGTTTTGGTATTGTATGTAAAGTGTAATGCTCTTATCTTATTTCACAACGCCGGATAAGAGCCAGTAGGTTGTGTCAAGTCCTACCTTTCTGTCTGGTGTAAGTCCTCTGTTTCGTTGGAATACTTCTACGCACTTACCGAGATAATCTGTCCACCCCCCATTGTAAGACAGCTTTGTAAAGCCATATACGTCTCTGAGGATGCGTCTCAGCCATCTGATAGCCGTGATACAGTTGTGCGTCTGCCCCGACCATAAGATATGCGTTTTAGCAAAATTCTGTGAGCCGACACCGAATTTGTCATCAACAGACAGTGCGTTGGTATCAAACCCTTTGTTCATGGCTTTCTGCCATTCCCCAACACGGGAATTGTTAAGATAATATCTCTTGTCACCTTTCCAGGATTCATCTACCGGTTTAGGTGCCGGTGCTACAGTCGGTTTCTGTACCGGAGTTACCATGCCGCCAAAATCCTTATAGAGATAGTTCGCGTCTACATTTCCAGGTATTCCAGGAATAGAGCCTTTCGATGTGTACTGCCACATATCAATTCCGTCTACTCCGGCAGATTTAGAGCCGTAAGATGCAATCCACAGAGAATATCCCCATGTCTGACCGATATAGTTCTTATACCAAGATGTAGATGCATAGATTCCGGCTTTATAGCCATGTGCCACCATTGCGTCACAAAATGCTTTTGCGTTGGCTCTCGCAACGCCCTGTGTTCCCGGCTGTTCACTGTCGAAATATACAGGCCATGCCGGAGAATGTCCTTTTAGAAGTCTTAATGCATGGTTGATTTCTCCCTGTACTGCACCTGTAGTCTTTGCGTAAGAATACAGATATACACCGTAAGGGATGCCAAGACGCTCACATTCAGATACATTTCTTAGCCATTTTTTATCATCCTGTCCGGTCTGATCTTGTCCATATCCGCATCTAAGGATAGCGCCTACAATGCCAGATGCTTTTACTTTCGCCCAGTCGATGTTCCCGTTATGTTCAGAAACATCGACTACCCTACTCAATATATCCCTCCTGTTTTAAGTGTTCTTTTGTTTCTGCAATCTCAGCTGCATGCTCTTTTGCAAACTTTTCTGCATCTGCTTTTTCCATGCCATAGTGTTCTGCCAATTCGTCTACCGTGTAGCCGTAGGCACAGCTTTTGACTACTTCGCAAATGGTTTCTTCACTCATTGTTGCCATATTTATTCTCCTTTTCTTAGTGATACAATAATCATGGCATTTTCTACTTTTTTTGCTGTGCCCGTACTTTCCTTAAATAGCAAGGGATTTTTAACCGATTCTAAATGGTCAGATGTAAAACTTCTTACATAGCACTTGTTACATTTCTTATTATGTTTTCAATATTGTTCATAAAAACACCCCTTTCAAGAATTATATTACTCTCAAAAGAGGTGTTTCCTGTATATTTTCTTTATTTATTCCTGTCTAAAAATTGCGTTTTGAATGCAAATTTTGATTAATCCACAAAACTCAGTTAGTAAATTAAATGGGAAATACGCAACAGAGCTGATTACTGTTTTTAATACCAAAAGCATACTTTTAATCCTTGTGCCGTAGTATTTGGAGCGCCAAAAATATACGCATTGCTGTTTCCAGCATATACACTTACTGATGATGCTGGAGTGATAGAATTGTACGTAGCAATAGTTGCCATTTTCACTCCTGAAAAACTAACACCTTCTTTCTTCAATGATACGTATCCAGAATTTAAAATTGTAATAGGCTCATATTCAACAAATTTGGTTATCAGCTGCTTGCTATTTAATCTTTTTAAAAAGATGAATCAAAACCTACCAATGAAAATAGGATTTTCGTAAAATGCGCAAGTGAAAATAATATCTTTTTTATTCTCAGCAAGTTTTACAGATGCGTCTTTTACACTCACTGCATCAAATACTTTGTTCAAAAAGATACTATTAAAAATAGGCGATCTTTGTCCTAGCGTAATTAAGTACACTTCGCTCCTGCACACGCACAGAATACTTTGATCAATAATCTTCGGTGAAATCTTGTACGAACTAGTTTCGTTTCCTTTGTCTAATGGATTTGGAGCTATTGCCGTTATTTCGAGCTTGCTATTTAATTCATTAAGTGCCCCTATAACCGTCTTGTTTTGCGTCTCTAATTTTGCAAACACCTTGCTTGCGAGCTTGTCTAAAAAGTAGTCAGCTAAAGTAGACAATGTGACACGCTTATTTGCTTTTGGGGATTTATCCGCATCCAGTGTCATAACCTCATCAGTATCAGTCGGGTTTGTATCTGTAGTGTAATCTGTCCATTTTGCCATAATTATTTCTCCTTTTTTAATAAATATTATTTCATTTGTTTTGTTGTGAATTTACAACTATTTTGCTTCTTTTTCTCTTTCGTCTGTTAATGCATTTAACTGTTCGACCACCAAATTGTGATCATAGGAATCTTGTATTTCCCTTTTTTCTTTTACTTCGGACACAACAGCACAAAGAACATACTGCATCAATCCGGCAGGCATATTGTTCTTTTCCATAATGTCGGACACCAATGAGCCGACCTCCTGTTTTGCAATGTCCATGAGCTGATATATTGGCATTTTATTCTTCATCTTCTTTACTCTCCTTTCTGATTGTTGAACTTCCGCTTTCACCCGTCAAGGTTTTGTGCGTTGGCTCAATCTGCTTTTTTTCTGTTTCACGTTCTTTTTCTTTTAACAATCTTTTCATTATTTCTCTTCTCCCCATGCCACTATAAGTCCATTTTTAACAGTTACTACAGTCCAATAATACGTGCCGTTAACCATTTTATATACACAACGTCTTGTTCCAGAAAACGTGGAGTATCCACCGGCTGAAACTTCGCCGTCTAAATCAACATTCTTCAACGACCATTTGTGCATATCAACATCACTATAGCAATCAACGTCTGTTCTGTTCGGAATGTAGATACTATCCAAAAGCCTTGCATTTCGAATGTTTGAGCCATCACAATCCAAATCGCAACCAAGGTATAATCTTCCGGCAGTGTAATGTGAAAATGATTTGTGTGCATATAACAATTTTACTGAATAGAGAGATTGAGCACTATCTGCTGCTGCCCACGCCATATAAGACGCATCATTGTCTAAATCGAATACAAGTCCGGTACTGTTTGGATATCCTGACATTTCATTTTTGCCAACGGAGCCAATCGATGTACCTGAATTATATACCCAAAGTTTCCCATTCTTTAAAGAAGCAACATCTGAACCGCTTTTTGATGTTACGGTTCCGTTTTTGACATCGATTCCATCGTTGTCCCATGTTCCTATCACTTTTCCAGAATTATCTATAATTTCAAGAGTTCCATGTTCGTTATTTTCCCCACCGAGAGTTAATTTACCACTTTTGATATATGTAGCATTAACATACAAGTCTCCGTTTTCTATATATATTCCTTGTGTTTTCCCGTTATTTGTCAGTCGGTTAAAGATATTTTCCTGTGTCAGTGCTTCGTCCAAGTCATCTACTGCGGAATCATCTGTATATTTAACAGCTTTCTCCCAATCCGTAGTTACAAATGTGCCAGAAGCTTTAGCAACTTTACACCGCATTAAATCTCCGTTTTTTCCCTGTGTCCAAAGGTCACCGACATCATAAGGCGGTGCCGGTGTGGTGACGAATACTCTACGCTTGCTGTCTGCCGTGTCCTGTGCGTTAGACGCATCTTTCATTGCCTTGTCTATTTGGCTGTCCTTTATGCGGAACCACTGCCATACACTGTCAATCTTAAGGAATCGGTATGTATAACCTTTTGTTTTCCAGAAGAATAAGTCACCGTTGTGCACGGTTTTTAATTCATCGGTTGTCCATGCGGATGCCGGAACGTTGCTAAGTGTCGGCTCGTAATCGTAGAAATAGGTGTCAATCTTGCCGTCAATCTGTGTCTGAATATCTTCTATCTTCGGGTTGTAAGTATTCTGAATGAAATCATTTACCGTGGAATCATCCGTATAGTTATCTTTCTTTCCCCAGTCCGAAGCATCAAAGTTTCCGCTTGCTCTTGCAGTCGTACACACCTTTATATCCGTACCTGTGAACCATGTATCACCGATATCATAAGGTGGCTTTGGCTGTATGACATAGATAGATGCTTTTCCGTCAATCTTATCAAATACTTCATCCGGGATAGATGATTCAACCCAGTGTCCGCTCTGATAGATGTATTCTTTATTCCCTGTCTTGGTGTGCCACAAATCACCCTCATGCATGGCTTTTTCTGATTCTATGACAAGCAAGATTTCGTTCCCGTTCACATCAAGAATCTTGTTTCCGCTAACATCACACCATGCAGTTGTTTCTACTGCTGTCCAAGAAAGAGCCGGGTCTTCATCTTGATACCATGTTTCAATTTTTTGATCGAGCTGTTCTTTGATTTTTTCAACGTCTTCTGCATAAGTTATATTGATAAAATTCTCAACGGTTGTATCATCGGTATATTTAACTGCCTTAATCCAGTCACCTAGACTATACTTTTCGCCATCTTTCTTAGCTGTCACACATCGTTTTAAGTCTGACGTATCATCACCAACCCACAAATCCCCAATGTCATAAGGTGGAAATGGTGTGGTAACAAATACACGCTTTTTGGTCATAGCAAGGTTATTTGCACTTATTGCATCAGCATCCGGCATTTCCTCCCATGCAGAGCCGTTCCATCTCTTTGTTTTCTGTTCATCCGGGTTATACCACAAATCTCCCTTGTGATTTGCTTTCAGTTCGTCAGTAGTCCATGCTCCGGACGGATTAACAGACTGGTTATATGTCTCAATCTTACCGTCAATCTGTGTCTGTAAGTCTTCTCCGAGTGCGTCAAGTTCTTTTTTAACTTCATTCGCCTTTGTGTCATCCGTGTATTTAGATGCCTTTTCCCAATCTGTTTCAGAAAATGTGGCAGATTCAGAACGTGCGGTCTTGCATCTCATGATATCCCCGTCACCGCCTTGAACCCAAAGGTCACCGATATCATAAGGTGGTGCCGGTTGTACAACAAATACTCTTCGTTTTCCGTCTGCGGTATCCTGTGCTTTTTCCGCTGCTGCTAATGCTTTTGTAATATCGGTATCCTGTATTAACTGCCATTTCCAAGTGCCGGTAGCATCTTCTTGCGTGAAGCGGTACGAATATCCTTTGGACTTCCAGTAGAACAAATCTCCCTCATGCTCTTTCCTGGTTGTCTCGGTTGTCCATTCTGATGCCGGGTAATTTTGCATAGTTGGTTCATAATCATAAAACCAGTTTTCAATCTGTCCGTCCAGACGTGCCTGTATCTGTGCAATGATAGGGTCGTAAGTCGCTGTGATAAAATCATTCAAGCCAGAATCATCTGTGTATTTGTTACGCTTTTCCCAGTCGGAAGAGGTAAAATCTCCTGTCTCACGGCTTTTTACGCACGTCATAATATCAGATGTGGAACTGTCAAACCACAAATCACCGGCACTATATGGTGTAGACGGTGTGTTAATGAATATCTGTGCTTTTCCGTCAATTTCATCAAACACCGCATCCGGTACAGGCATTTTTACCCACTCGCCGGATTCTGAATATCGGTACTCTTCGTTTGTGGTTGTATTCTTCCATAAATCACCGATATGAGATGCCTTGGTTTCCTCGAGGTAGAGATACATTTCATTCCCGTCTATGTCAAGAATCGCATTTCCATCCACATCACACCAAGGTATTTCGGTGATTTCACCCCAGTTAACCGCCGGGTCGGTAGGCTGATACCATGTTTCAATCTTGTTTGTAACTTGGTCTTTCAGATTATTGATGTCTTTTGTGTATACATTATCAACAAACTTTTTGACAGCTATGTTTGCAATAGCTTCAAGTGTCTGTCCACCGATGGCCAATGATTCCGCGCGGATATCCACACGGCCTGTTTCAGTATCCGCATAAAACGTGATATTGCCATCTTTGTCCCTGATAGTTAATGCACCGGTATTGATATAATCCGCATTTATTCCGATGGCATACAATACTTTTGCTACTAAATCACCAGTGAGAAAGAAGCCGTAAGGATAGGTCTGCCCACCGTCTGTTGATACACCTACAGCATCGGATGTAATCTTGATGACGTTTTCGGATTCACTCATTGTCGGCTTGTCATGCAGATATGTTATATAAGAACTGTCAGACTGTTTCACCTTACTGGTGTACATTCCTTTTGCATTGGCAAGAGTGGTCTGCAAATTCTCAATAGCGGATTCCATTTCCTTTCGATTTTTATTTGCTTCTGCCTGTGCTTTGTGATACATCTCGGCAGATTCACTGTAGTATGTACTGCTATTCGCTTCAGGATCCTTGATACCGCAAGACAGTTCAGATTCTCCCGGATACGAAAAATCATGTGTGGTTATCACTGTTTTGTACGCTTTGTCGTTTTGGTCTACGATAACAGCACAATCCATGATTTCTGCGGTCGGGTAAGGGAAAAATGTGCCTGAGAACGATGTCAGTGTCACACCATTCAACACACCTCCGATTAATTCCAGTGCTTTTTCTTCTGCGCCAGTGATTAATGGATTGGTTATGGTCAATGCATAGTCATCCGTTCCGTTCAGATATTCTACGTCCTTATTGTTTACACGCTTTGTAGTTCGGATTCCGGTAATCGTTACCGGGTTCATCCCTACTGTCGGATAATCCGAATATTCGGATAAAACATGGTACTTTGCGTTTTGTGTTGGCAATTCCGTGTACAGAGTACCGTCTGTAACGTCTTTGAGTGGCTCAAAATCGTAACTTTTAATGCTAAGTGAACCATTCTTAATGATTGCATTTCCGACCGCTATTTGAGCAATATATCCAATGATTTTACGAGCCGTTGTCTTTTCCGGCATACTCTGAATTTGAAAATCTTCATTTTTAAAATGAGCATCTGCAGCTGTAATTCCAACGAACGCACAGACTTCTAATAACAGGTTTCTTGTAGTTGCCGGATAGGAAAGTTGAGAAGTAAATTCTTTATTGGCTTTATACATAGCATCATAAGCCGTGATTTCTATAACTTCTCCCGTTGCTACCGGAGAAGTGACATAAAATACGCCCTCATTTATTCTTTCCTGTGTACCATCTTCCAAGTCTGCTTCTGTGTATAATGTGATTTGTGAATAAAAGAAATCATAATCCGAAAATCTTCCGTCCTCATTGAATAAGGACAATGTGATAGTTTTGGACAGAGCGGAACCCAGCGGTAAATCATCACCGCCGGATTCCGAATATCCGTTGTCAGAAATGGAAAAATCATCCTCTGAATCTAATGTTATTTCAGTTCCGTCCGCAAACAAAACTTTTGCATAAGCATAGAACAGACCGCCTTTTTCTATAATGTTTTTGAGTTTATCACTTACGTTTTTCATCTTCTACCCCTAACTTATTAAGGTCAGCGACTATCTCTTTCGATAGCCGGAATTATTTATATAACCAGTGGATTAATACAGGTAACTTGGAAACTCAATTCGTTATACCTTTCTTCTCCCTCATTGAGCCGGATAACCGGAAGATTGAAGTTCGAAGCATAGAATTTTCCATTTTCCCACCTAGCTTTGTATGCATTGAAATGGAAAAAGTCAAATTCATCTTTATTTACGATTTGTGCCAGTATGCTAGATGCTTTTTTTGCACTGATATCCGTCCATTTTACATTGTATGATTCCACTGTGAACATGACTTTATTCTTCATTTTCCCCCTTGGGGTTCTCCCGGACTTTGCAGTAGAGGTTGTAGCAAGTTGTACTGTATATCCATCTTCGTCAACGTCCGGGGCGGTGTATGTTCCGAATCTTAAATGCTCCTGTGCCATATCGTCACCCCCTACGCCATCTCAAACGGATTCATACCCGTCTGTGACATTACTACTTTTCCCTCTTCTACCACTGCTTTATATATCTGCTTTCCTTTCAGGTATACCGGGATTTCAATGCGTTGTTTCTGTCCACCACCGGATTCTTCCCTTACGATCTGCCGGATTAAGTTTTCCGGTGCTTCGATGTTGTTTCCGTTCTTCTGGTCACCGAGTACAGCCATGAACTCTTTGTTTGGTGGAATTACTGCACCTTTCGCAAGATATGGGATGTAGTTCGGACTCCAATATCCGATATTAAATCCAACAGAACTCCAACCTGTAAACTCCTGCAACCATTTTGGCAGCCGAATATTCATGTGGTTCATAGCACTTGCAAATCCGTTCTGCATCCTCTGGAATCCACGTAACATAGCGTTCATAAAGCTGATGATTAGATTTACCGGACTTTTTATCAAAGATGCCATTGCATTCCATATTCCGGCAAATATATTCTTAATTCCATTCCACGCTCTTCGCCAATTCCCAGACAAAACACCGTTTACAAAATTTACAATACCGTTAAATATCTGTTTTACCGAATCGAAAATATTTTTGATATTCTGCGCCCATCCGTTCATATAATCACCGATAATTCCAAATGCTTGCGTCCAGTCTGTTTTGAAAATTCCGTTAACGAATTTTGAAAACGGTGTTAAAACGAACTTCTCAATAAATTCAAAAACTTGGTTCACAAGGGTCTTTATCAGATTAAGTGGCGTGGTGACTATTGTTGCCATCAAATTCCATACGCCAATAAAAATATCTTTTATTCCCTCCCAAGCTTGTTTCCAATTGCCGGTAAATACTCCTGTAAAAAATTCAACGATACCGTTAAATATCTGTTTTATACCATCAATGATATTGCTGATAGTAGAAAAGAAAAGATTCATGTAATCGCCAATAATTCCGAATTGTCTTGTCCAATCGGTTACAAACGCATTATTGAGCCAATCGGCAAAATTTAACATTGTCTGTTTTACTTGATCCCAATGAGTTGCTAAAAGTACAAGGATTGCAATCACAGCTGTTATTACAATCGGGATTATTCCAACCGAGGATATAATCGCACTAATTGCACCGATAAGGCCCTCAGAGCCAAGTATTGAAATCAATCCAGATATTCCATTGACAATCATTGCGATTAATGGTGTGATTTTTCCGGCAGCAAACGCACCAATCAAAAGCGAGCCAATCAATTCAATTATCCAAGAGTGCTTGCTTAAAAAGTCAAAGAATCCTGCTATTCCGTTAATCAATGTCGGTAATCCTTTTTCTATTAGCCACTTCAAAAATGGCAATACAATAGTTGTGTATAATTCGTACACATAATCACCAATGACTTTAATTAATGGTTGTAATTTTTCCAAAACATTTCTGATCGAATCAAGCAATGGATAAAAATCAAGTTTTTCAGCCCAATCAGCCGTTGCCCAAACAATCTTATTAATAATATCTAAGATTGTTTGGAAAATATCAGCAATTGCCTGTATAATTGCCGTACCGACTTTGTTTTTGTTCCATGCCACATCTAATTGTCTTGCAACATTCCCGATAGTCGTAAAAATTCCTTGCGTTATTTGCAAAATTGTTTCCAAAATCTTTGTGCCTGTACCATTTGTCCAAACTTCAAGCATGCTCTTTCCGACATCTGTCACCAGATTTTTTAATTCGGTAAAAGCGTATTTAGCAGAATCAATAGTATTTTGTCCCTCTTTGTCCCACGCTTCTTTAAATGGTTTGAATATTTTCGAGAGAATATCCTTTAGCTTTTCCAAGATTGGAATATCTGAAATTGCCACTTCTTCAAACATCGGTGACGTTCCACTACCACCGCCAGTATTTGGCGTGCTACTTGATGGATTTTTAGAACCGGAATTGTTTTTATCCTGTTGTTCCGTGTATCGGTTTAAATCATCCAACGGTGAAAGATAGTCCTCTGTAGCGTCAGTTGCGTCCTCTGTAGCGTCTGCAACATCTTTTGTACTGTCTGCGTCTTTCTTTGCGCTGGATGCCGTCTTGTCCAAACTCTTCGCATAGTCTTTTTGCACTGCTATAGCTTTCGTATATGTTTTTTTACCGCTTAGGAAAGCAAAGAACATACTTACATAGCTTGCAGCTGTCGAAATCATGTCGATAAACTTAGACAGTATCGGTGCCACTATGGAAAGTATCGGGGCAAATGCTGTTGCGAGTGAGTTTTGTAAGCGCACCAAGCTGCTCCACAACATAGACAAGCTGTTATTCGTATCACTTGAATACTGAGACAGGTTGTCGAATCCCCCTTTGATTCCGCTCATCACAGCCGAAAACGCACGAAAAGCAACACTCATAAGCAAGGACATACCAAGCATACGTCCAAGGCTCATTCTTGCACCACCGGCAGATTTTGAAACACCTTTTATGGATTTTGATGCCCGCTTGCCAGACGAACTCATTTTATCGTTCGCATCTGAAGCTTTAAGTGTTTTGGACTTATATTCGTCTACAGTCCCTTTTATGGATTTGTAAGACGTATTTAACCGATCATTGATATTTGCGAGCTTATCTTCTGCTGCTGCAAGCTTTTCCATATCGGATTTCGCTTCTTTGGTTCCTGTTCCCGTTCGGAATGCAGTGCCACTTGCTTCTAAGTCCTTTAATTCTCCCTCAGCATATTTGATAGTATTTGCCAGTTCATCAATGTCATATTGCTGTTTCTTGTAAGTATTGGAGTTCTTCTTCCCACCATTTGCAAGAAAACGTTCCTGTGCTTCTGTGAGCTGATTCATCTTTGCTGTTGCCTGGTCTATCTGTGTCTGTATTTCCCTGTATTCCTCTGTTGGAATCTTCTGGTTGCCATATTCGGCTACTTTTCTTTTTAATTCTTCTACTTTTTCGGATTGCCTAGCATATTCCCGGCTAAGTTTTGAGAACGAATCAATCTGTTTCTCTATTGACGCTTTGGTTTTGGCACTAACTCCATTCAGTTCATTTGCCATTTTCCTAAGTGATGATTCTATCTCTCTGCCACCGGCACTCATACCATCCGAGTTGATTTCGGTATCAATAATAATGCTACCGTCTGCCTGTGCCATAGCAATTCCTTTCTACCGTTAATTTTTTACGGTCAGCGAACATCTCCAATTGATGCCCGGTTATTTCTTCTTGAACCCGAAAAGTTCTCTTAATTCTTCCTTTTCGGCTTCGCTACGTTCCTGTGTTTTGGTCTTTAGATCAACCATGTTTTTGTGTTCTTTATAATAATCTTCTTCCCACTTTTCCAGTTTTTTCCCTCTTCTTTTTTTGTCCCTTATGCCGACAATAGTGGAAAATGTGCTTTCTCCGACTTCCATGTATGCACCAAGGAATGTCCACCAATGCATATATTCTTCCGAACGCACATCCTTTCCTATGGTCTTATTAATGGCCGGGATTACAACAGGAGCATCTTTTTCCCAATCCATCAACTGCGGTCTTGGCTTTTTGCTGTCTTCTTTGAATCCGCAATCTATGAATTCCCCGCCTTTTTTCATGGCTTCTTCATAGTCTCTAGGGTTCATACTGTCGAAATCAATATACAGAATTTGCAACAACGTAAGCGCACGCTCTTGGTTCTTTTCTTCTTCCGTCATATCTGGTTCAAATATCTCCGGGTCGTTCATAGCAGAAAGAATATCCAATATCACACGAAAATCCGTGCGTATCCGATATTCTTTGCCATTAACATCTAAGGAAGTGGGAAGTTTCCACGCATACATTAGTTATGGTACTTTGCCACATATTTGTTCATGCGACGTTGTACCTTTTTTGATCTGTGATGAAATTCTCTCTCAATTACTTTTGCAACTGCATTGAGAACATTTTCTACATACAGTTCCCCGTTTTCCAATGCCGAAAACGCCCCAAGAATCTTGAAAAAGGATTCTTCCGCATCTGCATTGATGAGATAGGATATCTTTTCCACAATCTCTTTCTCTGCTTTTGATACTCCGTCTTCACCATCCGGCATTTTGTAAGCGTTGAAAAATTCAATCACTTCATCCAGTCGGTTTACAATATTTGTATCTGATGGACGAAACTCAAACACACCAAGTTTTTTTCCTTTTTTGTTCTCGATAGTATAGGACTTTGAACCATCATCAATGATGATTTTGTTTTCATTGGACGGCTTAATCATTTTATTGCTCATAAGACACACCTCTTTCAGAATTAATCAGCCAGTGAATTTACGCTTGCCGGTATCGTACCAGCCGTAAACTTCGGGTTTCCTGTTTTAAGTGATTCGGCCGTTACATAGCCTTTTGTTCTATCACCATCGAACGAAATGTTGAATGGGATATTTACTCCGGCCGTGTCACCACCGTAACTCTGAGGTTTTACGAGTACTTCCTGTACATAGGCAAGATGATTCGTTGCGCTTGTGTCTTCCACGATCACTTCAAGCATCAGTGTTTTGCAAGCATCACCTTTTAACTGGTCAAGTGCAATGTCTCTGATGTGTGGATATAATTTTGAATCAGGATCCGCATAGAACGGGTCTGCACTAATGGACGGCTCATACCCGTTGTCTGTTGTTTTTGTCTTGCCGAGAATCGTTTTCTTGGTTGATGTATCCGGGTTGAGTTCGACAGACATTTCTTCGATGTCTTCTCCGATAACTTCAAACTCTGCGGATTCTAAGACTTTTTTGAATGTGGTGTCTAAATAGTGCGCTAATGCTTCACGATTTAACTGTCCCATATTATCTTTCCTTTCTACCGTTAATTTTTTACGGTCAGCGAACATTTCTTATTGATGCCCGGTTAATTAGTTCTTCTGAATATATTCCTGTATTTGAGAGACATACTAATCACCCAGTCTTGCACGTTGTTTTCATAGGTTTTGTCAAGATATGATGGTGTGATTCGTGTAATCTCTTCTATTTTTCGTTCCTCTGTAAGTGTTGGGTAAGATGTAAGCTTATGCTTTTCGCCATCAATCACGACTGTTTGTCGTTCCAACCATTTACCTACACTATCAAGAAATTCCTTGATATCCGCTTTCATATTCGGAGAATCACGGGATGTCCTGTACACGATATAAAATGGGTAATTGCAAAGCTGATTCACCTTACCTGTTATCGATTTTTTCTCCTGTGCAACCACCGCACCGGATACCGGATAGAATGCTATTCCATCATCTTCTTTTAGAGTGGAAAATTTAAACACTTCTCCGGTTTCCAATCCAGGATACTGATTCAGCAAATCTTTAAGTGCATTTGTTACAATGTCGTATCCGTCAACATCGTATTTCACTGTTTTTTTACTATCCACCGCCTGCACGTTTCTTCACTCCTTTTACCCATGTATCGCAAAATTCATCTTTAGCAGCATCAAACCAATGGTCTGTTGCAAAAGGGTTTAGCTCCTTTGAGAATTGAATATCACGGTCTGTTACCACCTTTTTCGCCCCCGGTCTCGCCCACGGTGATCCTGTTTCCGGGTCTACCATAACTTTCCCCATGTACAGATATCTTACGTAAGGACCATATCCGGCATAAACTTTTCCACTACCTTTCAAGGCTTCATTCTGCGTATTGGTTGTATCAATCATCATCCCGTCTCTTTGTGGAATATACTTTTTTGTGCCTGTCCATACCTGTTCATCTAACCAAAGTTGAGCATCTTGGAATTGCTTTTCGAATCGGTCAAGATTCACATTCACTTTGATGTCAGCTTCAACTATTGAAATATTCGGAAAATGGAACATTCTGCTACGTGCCATTTACTTTCCCCCTATCTCAAAATGTGGGATAAGTGTGTATGTTCCGACATTGGTGATTAAGAATACATTGTCGTGATTCTTGTTCATATAATCATAAAAGCCACCATCTCTCCGGCTCTGATAATCTTCGTCTGCTATCATCTTTTCATCATGTTCGCCCTCAATGAAAAAGTCACCGCTTGCAAATGTGACGGTATGTCCAAGCGTATCGTTAATTTGTTTCGCCCATTTTTTAGGCTCAAGATACTTTTTGCCAGCTACTACTTTTTCATTGGATACCATGCGATACAGAACATGGAGCGTTGCCGTGTCAGCCGTATCAAGTCCTGTTTTTTCAATATTTGCGGATTTATCAACAATGAGTTGGACACCTTTAATTACGGTCGGATACCAAAATATTTCATCTTTCTGATTCACGTATTTGTTAAATACAGTTATGGTTTTGTCGTACATTGGCATCACCTCTCGTTAATAAAACTTCTTACCGCATTTTTCACACTTCCATATGTGCCTTGTTTCTTTTATCCCATTTCCGATATCTTCCAGATACGTTCCGGCATGGATTTTCTTTTTATGTTTGCAAAACAATTTATTGGTGATTCTTAACACGCTTCCCTCACAATCCGGCATACAAAAGGCAAATTCCCTTGTCGTTGGTTGCTCCGGCAAGATACTCTGTAGCAACGTTTAGCAACAAGGCATTTTCCACTTTTTTATCTACAGATGCCTGAGCATACACATTGCTACTTATATTACTTCCAGTAACATAGGAGATGCTTTCGTTCCCCGATGAAACAGAAGAGACGGCCTTATTAACGACCGTCCCATCTTCTCTCTGTATAGTTCCTATGGTGTCCATAGAAGCTTTTTTAATCTGATCAATTTGATACATGGTATCAGCAACCGCACAGACAGCCTTTTGTACTTTCGTTTTAACTCGCTCATTATCTGGAAATCCGTCTGCAAGGCGGTCGAAAGTATATTGGTCTATGCGGTCACTGGCACGCTCTGCATACTTAAGGAAGTCACTTTCCGGCACAGTATCACCATAGAATTTGCTTTTGTAAAATTCATAATCTGTGTATGCCATAATGTTCCTCCTGCTGCTTCTAATCTTCTTTTGCAGTAGATTTTCTGCCTTTGTTCCCGCCTTTGATCTCTTTGTATTTATTTGGGTTATTCTCCATCAACTGAGCACTCATTTCATGCTCAGTTGATAAGGTTCTGCCCGTTTCCAAGTCTTCAAACTGTCTCATGCTTACTCACCTTTCTTGTTCTTGAAGATAAGGTCAGGCATTACAGATTTTGTTCCGTAATGGTAGAAGAGTTCAATGCCATATGCTTCTGAAAGAGGAATCTTCTCAGCACTGTATGGTGTGGATTTAACAGGCTGTGCGATTGCTCCATCCACCATCACGATCACATCAACGTCTGTCGGCATGTGTACGCATGAGAATGTTTTTACACCATGATAAGCGTAAAATTCTTCATCAGCCACGCCAACGCCCGGCACTGTAACTTTGTCCAGATATGTGCGGATTTTTCCGTAGAATTTCGGTGTACAGATCATGTTCATCATAGAACGTGGTACTCCGTCCACATACTCATTTTTAGTTGTTTCGCACTGCTGAATCATTGTTTCAGCCTGTTCCTCAATAGCTGTAATACCTGTCAGATCAACTTCTGTCGCATCTGTTCCGGCAACTTTGAAGAACTCAGTGTCGAGTTCTGCGATCATTCTAAGCGCATGGTTCGCTGTTCTTTTTGCGATAAGTCCCTCTACTCCAAGAAGAGATACGTCTTTCTGTTCAACCTCTTCTACGATTTCCTTATCTACATCAATCGGAATCGTAACCGGCTTTCCTTTTACTCCATCGCCTTTAGCTGCACCTCTGGCTGTTCCGTAATTCTTAGATGTCGCATTTGCGAATCTTTTTGCTTCTACGGTTCCGGCTGACGGATCACCAGAAAGTTCGGTATTCTTCATTTTTCCAGAAATAGTGTTCTTCTGGACGTTTTCAATGACCTTTCCGTACTCTTCTGCAAGAAGCATTTTTCCGGTTGGGTCAAGTAACATGTTTAATGATGTAATTCTTGTTGTTTCTGCCATTTTTGTTCTCCTCTAATTCTTCAAGGTCAACGACTATCCTCTATTGATAGCCGGTTCACAGTATGGTTTTACCAAACAGTTCCAGGAACAAACGGCTCTGCTTTCTGTTCACCTCCACCTTTTTCTGTAGGTGTTGTGAATACCGGTGGTGTCTTACCATCCGTCACGAAAGCATCTTTCTGAGATTCTTTCAGCTCTTTCATGTAATCATCAAGACCAAGAATCTTTTCACCCTCACGTTTCAGACCCTTGTCTTTAATCATGTTGATGATTCCTGTCTTGGCAAAATCAGAACTGAATTTCTCGCCCGCAAGAGCCTTTGTCAGAACATCGTTGAAGTCTCTTTCTTCAATCTTCTGGTTGTACTCTTTTTCACTGGCATCAAGCTTGTCTTTCCATTCTTTTTCCGCATTCTCAGCTTTTGTCTTCCACTCATCACGTTCTCTTGTGATCGCATCGAAGTCTTTTCCCTCGAACCCGTCCAAAGTCTCTTTCGCTGTTTCATACTGTGTTTTAAAGTTGTCACGTTCCTGTGTCAGAGTTTCTACTTTTCGTGTCTGCTTATCATAGTCAGATACGCTTTTGTAATTCTCTTTCACTGCATCTTCGATTGTCTTTTTCTGCTCATCTGTAATTTCAAGACCAGCATCTTTGATAATCTGAATAATATTTTTCATGTTGCATATCCTCCTCAACGTCTCTTATTAACCGCTTCGTCTGCGGTAGGGATTCAGACAGATGAACCTCTGTCGGGGTAATCGGGACACACGGAATCGAACCGTGGACATAAGTCTTTTTTTAAAAGAGATGATTGTGACTTTTGTTCTACCATTGAACTATATCCCGTTAGTGGTTGGTGTAAGTGTTCCCTCTATACAGTTCCAACCACTGTTACGGCTATTTGACGGTCAATCTGCATATTGTTCCGTAACTAACTCTATACAGAAAAAGGATAGCCGGACATGAATCCATGCACCATACTGTGCACTATCCTTTGCGGATAAGAATTTATCATATTATATCTTTAGGAGGTAACATAAGATGACGGTTCCCTAAGTCCGCAAGCTTAAGGGAAAACCTAACGGGCGTTTGACCGCCCTTTAATCAGCATTCCGCTATTAGGCTTTATTGAAAGGAGGTGTATCAAGCAAGAAAAGAAAATGTCCTATGTGATTCACCGTATATATCGTAACATTAATATATATAGTACTCCGTACCCATGTTTTTACATTTCCGCAAGCTTCTTGATTTGCCTTTGAATCTCTTTACGTTCTTCTGCAAAATCTGAATCCATCACCATAGATGAAAGCATGTCGTACACTTCTACCATAAGTTTCCCGACACTTTCCATCAGTTTGTCTCTGTGCGCTTGATCTCCGTTCTGTTGATACATCTCTTTCGCCATAATGTACTGGTCGTATAGCGCATCAATGTTTTTGTCGTACTTTCCGTTACTGTATTTCTTGATAAGGTTTTCCGATGCATCCGCAATCATCCCTGGTACGCTTTCACATTCCAAGGATTTCATATTGCACAATGTAGATGTAATCATGTACATTGCCTGTAAGTTAGACATATTCAAGTCTTTCTTTGCAGATGCCTTTTCCCGTTCAAGCTGTTCTTCCAAAATCTTTTTGATCTCGCTCATTTATTACACCTCGATTCCTTTCATTTTCTTTTTGTATTTGTCGTGAATCTCCGATTGAATTTCTGTGATGTATACCATGTCGTATCCGGTAGATATGAGGTCGTTAATCATACATTCTACAGTTTTTAATTCTTCGCTTACATCCTCTACCAAACATTCAACGAACATAGCATCAGCCACATGACCGTTTTCTCTTAGCGTGTGTGCGTACTGTTCGTACACTTCCTTTGTTTCGGATTCCCAATTGTGGTACTCGACAAATCCATCTTCTACGGCTTTCTGCTTTGTGCTTTTCCCAACGCTTAAACGTTTGGCCGTTCGCCACGCATCCGGGATAACATTTACTTTTCCATCAAATTCATCATCAATAAGCTGATTGTGATGGCTTATAAAATATCGGCACACTTTCCTACGTTCCAAACTTTCCGCAATGTGCTGGTACTCATGCATCCGCTTAAAGCCTTTTAAGCCAAGGAAATCGAAGTAGTCCGCAAACTGTCCGTGCATCATGACCGCTCCGATAAACCGTTCATTGATTTCGGCAAAGATTTCTTTCGGAGTTTTGACATCTAGGTTGCTTTTAAAATCAATCATAGAAACTCACCCCTTTTCTATGAGAGCTTTTTGATGATGATATTCGCATCCTTAACCAATGTGTCAACTGTGCCAACGTTGCCAACCGATATAGTGACGCTACTTCCGGCCGGAACTGCAATCAATGTAGTTGCCCCGACATTCTGATACACATTTGCCGTTGCTACTGTATAGTCCATTTCCGTACCAGAAACCGGTTCCCCGTTCTGTTTGATAGATAACGCTACTGCGCCTATTGCAGATGCCGTAACGTTTCCGTTAAACTCAACTTCGACTGCCATCGGCAGATTTCCACGGTTTGTGATTTCGAAAAGTCCACTGCCGTTGTCATGTGCAAGCCACCCTGTGTTACAAGCACATCTACGGCTTTTCACTCTTGTTTCCGTAAATAATACATTCTGATTTGTTGCTACTGTCTGAGCATTTTTAGCAATAGAATTTAACATATTTTTTCTCCTTTCTAAAAAAGAGAGCAAGCGCATGCCTACTCTCTTTAATCTTCGCAAGACTACTTTTTCGTAGATATGGATTCTTCCAACATGCTTATGATTTTGTTTTGGTTTTCAATTATTTTCAAAAAGTACTTACTGTCTTGTTCGTGTAAGTGTTTTTCGATGTCAGAATTACTCGCCTGTGATAGATCACTGTTAAAATTCGCAATCTGTAAAGCAACTCCGTACACTGTCAGAAAGTCAAGTAGTGATATATCGTTCACTTACATCACATTCCCACTTGCACAGCAACCATTACCAAATGCGTTATACGCAAAGTATGGACTGCAAGACATATAAGCCGGTTTTGGTGTCGGTCTCACTGCATCAATAATGTTATTGGTCTGTGATACCTGTGAGATCTGCCAATATGCTGTCTGCAAATCTCTGTCACGATCAGCAAGCTTATCTCTCAAGTTCTGAATCGTGTTATCCTGGATTAACTGGCGTGTAGCCTGTCCATCTGCCAAGATGCTTTCTTTAATATCACAGCAACACTGTGCCATCTGTGCCTGCATGTTCTGTGCCTGTAATGCTGCATCATATCTACTCTGTAAGATCTCTTTCTGTGTGTTGCAGCAACACTGAGCCTGCTGAGCCTGTAAGTTCTGCAAGCCGAGCTGTGTGGTATAGCGGTTCTCTAATACGTCTCTCTGTGTCTCGCAAGCTGTGTTGGACACATTCTGATTTGTGTTAAAGATATCTCTTTTCACGAATTCGTCAGAGACAAAAGCGTCATGTGCTCCGTTGTTGTTTCCCCATCCGTTACCGCAAAACAGGAAAGCAAGAATGATGATCCAGAACCATCCACCGTCACCCCACATGTTTCCATCGTTGTTTCTTGTGACTGCTGCTACATCAGCAGCACTAAGTGTGTTTAATCCCTCGTTCATGTTGGTTCTCCTTTTCTTTTATTTATCAAGACGTGTGCACTCCGTCCGGATATCACTTTATTTTATTGATAATGTCGTTTGGATTCATGCCATTTTGCTGGCACATCTCCATAAATACATCTTTCGGGTTTCTTCCTTGGCACATATCCATAGCCTTTTTGATGTTCGGGTTGCTCTGCGCCATATTCTGCAACATTGCTCCGGGATTCTGTGTATTTTGCATCATCCCCATCATTCTTTGAATCATTCCGAATGGACCGTTGCCACCCGGCATACCGCCCATCATTCCCATTAACGGATTACTCATGCGTCAGCTCCCCTTTCTGTTCTTCCGGCTGTGGTTTTAATGTTTCCAGTAATTTATTGAATTCTTCTCTTGTTACATACTTGTTATCCATGTTTTCCACTACAGGTTGTGGATTGTTCGCCTGTACCTCATGAAATTCAAAAGCTTTAAACGTAACACTTCCCACACCGTCAACAGATTTAACATAAAAGTATGGCGCATTGTTATCCATCATCCAAGCCGTAGTTCCCGGTTGTACGATCTGATTTCTTGCCCCGTCAATTCCGGCCACCTGTATCCAGTTTACATTCGGCTGTGGCTGTGCCTTGTATTGCTGTTGAGCCTGTGATAAGTTGTCTATCCGTTGTCGTAATGCCATCTGATCTTGCATATAAGCATCCTGTGGCATGTACGGTGTATATGACATATATGGATTCATATTCATACTCATACCTCCTGTAAATTAGCATTTATTGTTCTCTATGCTTTTATTTTACGCATAAAAAAGAGACCTTAACAGTTCGTTAAAGTCTCTAAAAAGTATCACTTATTCTTCTGTATGACAGGTGTTTGTAATCTTTCCGTACACATCTTCATACAGTTCCTGTTTATCCCCGTTATATGTGTACTCAGCATAGATTCCATCACCACTGACTGTAGTTGATGCAAGACACTTGTAATTCTGCAATGTCTTACATGACCAAACGATAAATACATTGCTTAAATCAATTGGTGTCTCAGGTCTATTCTTCTGATACCATTCAACAAGTTTCTTTTTACATACACTCTGAAAGTGATCCATTCCTGTGATAATCATAATTAATCCTCCACTAACTCAAATCTGTACTTCTGCTTCACATCCGGGTATTTCTTTCTGTCTACTTTGCTTACGAACATTCCGTAAGGTCTGCACCACACGCCATTAGAACATTCATAGACTACCTTGAACTGTCCCGGCATTTCGCTATCCTGTGCAATATACAGGACTTTCACTGTCTTGCCCTTGAAGTGCCTGTACACTTGTCCGGGTTCAACTTTTCTATTGCTCACTGTCGGCGGTTCGTAGTTAAAACACTTCTCGCATTCTGCCAAATCACAATTCTCTTGCATGAGTGGATGCTTTTCATCCAACTTCTTAATCTCTGCTTTTTGTACGTTAATGTGATGGCCTACAAGCGGAAATCCACAGCCATAAAGCATTTTCGCCTTAATGTGGTGTGGCTCAAGTCTTCCTGTCGGGTCTATGAGATATCCACTTATTTTAAAAATCTTAGGTATCATAGAATCACCTCTCCAATCTTATAATTGTGTGAAATTCTTTTTCAGATAAGGCACTTTCAGTCACGAGCCAAAGACTATCGTCAGCAATATTCCTAGAAGCATATACTTTGAATAAAAGTCCAGAAACAATAACATTTTGGCATTTATTTGTCATTGACAAACCATCAAGACTTTTTGTAGGGACAGCAAACGACAGCAGATATGTACTTTCTGCCCCGGTTAAGAGTTTTTGATAGTCCATGTGTTCAGAAATAATTGTTTCCCCGGTAGAATAAAATTTAATATTCCACCCGATACGGTTTTTTAGATCAATCATTGCATCTGCCGTCATGTTCGGCGTTTCATCGACTACCGTTTCTTCTGCCGGATACATTTCCCAATCCTCCGCAAGCATATCTTCTTGTGTTGGTGTCCAGTTTGGCTGAAAGCTTCCTTTTCTTGTGTAACTCATAATGCAGTCCGAGAATTGTTCATCTTCTGGTGGAATCGGAAGAAACGTTTTTGTTGTTAAACCTTTGTTTTTCCCAATAAAAATAAACTGTCTTTTCCCATTAAAAAAGTTTTCTTTCCATACATTACGTGTAACTTTCTTTCCCTTTTTCATACATTTTATGGCTTCTCCGAAGTTCATTCCTATACCACCCTTTCAATCTTATCATTTACTCTTTTACTCAATCTCTTGACTGTAGACACACTCACATTCATTTGTTCTGCACAGTCCTCTAAAGGCATAGCTTTAGCACGGAGCCGGAACAGTTTCAATTCATCCGATGTGAAGTTGCATTCTAATTCAAAATAGTCAAGTTCTGGTCGTGTAAAAGAGTATATTTTCATAATTCCTTTGGTTTCTTGTCCGTCATAGCATTTACAAGCTCTTCCCGAGTTTTTTTTAAACCCTCAATGTTATTCCCTGTGATTTTGTTTTCGATCAAATTAAACATACTTCTCATTAATAGATTCATATCATCCCTCGTATTCCTTATGTTTTTATAATCGTTATCAAGTTTCTGATTAATCCCTGTGATAGATGTTTCAATGTTCGTTATTCGCTTTTCAATCTGCTCTATACGGTTGTCCTGTTTTTCTTTTGGTGCTTTCCATGATTTGTACCACCCGGAAAGCACAGCAACAGCACCGCCGACAACAGATATAGCACCGCATATAGCAAGTATCTGTGTTATTAATTCCATGTGTTACGCTCCATAATTCAATCCGATTCCGGCTTGCCTGTATATCTCTTTTCGCATTCTCTCTTTCAGTTCCTCTACATCAATAGTAACTGTCGTGTTTTCTGCAACCTTTACATTTCTGTAATCATGAGCCTTTAATATAGGTGATGCCATATCTTCAATAACCGGTGAGGTAAAAGGTGTAAAATACGCTTCTTTCTCCAACCGCTTATTCTTGCACCTGTCCTTAAACGGACACTCTCTGCACATTTTTGCCATTCTTGTCAATCCACTCATTTTACATCACCTTTCGCATTAAGATATCTCTGTGCTGCTTTTGCTGATTTCACAGCCTGTGACCTATCCCACTGTGCTACCCGTAGCCGTTCCGAATATTCTTTAAGGTCATTTTCTTTGCAGTAATCATGATACTGCTTATTCTGCCGTCTGAGTACCGCTGATTTGCGGTCATACATTTGTTGCAATTCGAATTTAAGCTTATCATCTCCGCTTGCATCTATAGCAGTCTGCAAATTCTGAATCTCTCTCTTGCTGTTACGAATGCGTCTTTCCATAAGCCGTTGCTTTTTTGCACGCTCTTCCGCTTTGATATTGTCTTCACTCGACAGGTTGATATCTGCATACGGATTGTTTTCACCGTCACCGGATCCGAAAGAGTGTCGGCAGTTCACGCCACACAACCCTGTCACCGTTCCGTAGCCTGTTGATGTTCGGAAGTCCGGAAACCTCTTGTCTTTGCCTGTCCGGGAATAAAATTTTCCTTGCCACCAAAAGTGGTTCGTTGGATTGTTACCACCATCACCAATTCGTGCACCCACATGTGCAGATACCAAGATGGTGTCCCATTCCAATTCTTCCATTCGCTTTAGTGCGATTGCTCCGGTGCACTGGCTTATCCCTGTGCGGACAGTCATCATTGTGGCTGATTCAATGCTCATTTCTCTACCGGATGGATACGACACTTTAACGCCTTGCTTTATCATCCTGTCAACAGCATTTCTGACGGCCTGTGTATATGATATGGCACCGCTTGATGCCATGCGGTAAGCTGTGTCAACCTCTTTCAAAAACAACTTCTGCGCTTCATCTGCCGTTGTTCGTGTAAGGTTTCTCCATTCTCCACACGTAGCGTTATAATCTCTTTCCAGTATTCTTAGCAATGCCGGAGATTGCAATAAGGGCGTAGGTGATAGTCCTACCGCCCTATATATCGCATCGTCTCTCTCGATAGCTTTTATACCGGCTTCCTCGAATGCGCTTTTAAGCTCTCTCTCTTGTTTTTTTGTTTTGTCAGCAATCTCTTTTTGTATGTCTTCCAGTAAGTAGCCGGATTCCTGTAGCACCTGTATCTGCCACCTGTCCGTAGCCGTAAGAAGATAATCTTCCCCACGACCTATACGTACCATTATGCGCTCAACGATCATGTCCATGATGTTCTTGTGCATGTCCGACGTTATCTTTTCCGCACCCTCTGTCACATGGAAGAGATATTCCGGTGTAAGCATTACTTACCCTTTCCATCTGGCCATGCAAGAAGAATTAAGAAGAACACACAAACCACAATAATATTAATAGTACTTGTTGCCATCTTTATTCCCCCTCTACTTCTGGAATACCGGCCACAGATGTAAGCAAGCTTGCTACTCCGGCTACGGCTGTTACTCCGATTGCATATTTCCAGTCAATTTCATAGATTCCTTTTCCTACAATCACAAATCCAAGTGCTGTCTGTGCCATCGTCTTAACGCATCTTATGCCTGTTGCTTTCAGCCATTTAACAGTGTTTACATTTGGTTTCAATACACAATTTTTAAACATAATATCACTCCTTTTCTTAAGTTTACGAAAGAATAATGTATGTGTTGTACCCTATTCTTCTTCAAACAATCCTCTGTCCGTCTTGTTCTGTTCCTGTGCTTCTTTTATCATTGCTTTCGCTTCTTGCTCTGTCATTCCCTCGAATTTTTCAAAATACATCCATGCCGGAACCTTGCCCTGTACCACATAGTTCCACCACCGTGCACGATCATCCTCTAAGTTGTATACAAGGTCTTCAAAATCACATGCTGTTTGGTAGTTTGTTGCCGGTATGGTCCCATTCGCTGTGCCGACTGCATACAGGATATAGATAATTCTGTGTAGTACTCCATCATGGTTCTTTCCGTCAAGAATGTTTCGGAATGCCTGGATGGTATGCAGTGTACGTCTATCGTCAGATTCTACCTGTGTTGCTGTCTGTATGCCCTGATTCTGATCGAAAGAGAAATATCCGTTTGAGAATCCGCATTTATATCCGATGATGGACAACAAGAAGTTAATACCGGCTACACGCTCAGTCACTAATAATGTCGGTGAGTGCTCTTTGATGCTATCTTCGTTCGTTCCCATTTCGATACCCTGGATAAATCTTGGCAATTCAATGGAATATTTGCTTGCGTATTCAATAGCTGTCTGCGGTACGTAAGTAATATGCCTACTATCTTCTGTTTCATCCCCCATCATGTTTAATGCAATGTCAAGCCATCTCAATTCTTCGATACATTCTGAAAATGCCGGAACAGTCAGTGGAGATTCCTTGTCAATCGCATTTGCGTAAGGATTTCGCCAGTAGACGAACAGCGGATATTCTAACCCATGTACGTACACTTCCGGCTCAATGTCTTTCCACTCATCTACCCTGTCAAGCGTGATCTCTGTACCGATCATATCTTTGTTATCTGATTTAAAAGCCTTACTGGATATATGGTATACACGTTCCAGTCCGACATCCTCAAATCTGTGATACTCAGCTTTTGTGTAGTATTTGTCGTTTTTCTTAAGGTAGGAGAAAAAGATAGCTGCTAACGCATCCCCATCCGTGTTTGTGTCTGTGATCAAAAAGTAATCCGGGTCTAAAAATTCCACATCATCACCATTGCTCTTGACCATCATTCCACAGGTCGCACAGCTTTCCTCCTGTTTCTCTTGTAACGTGTTCATCACTCTGTCGAATCTCTTTTGTAGTTCGTTATTCCCTGTAATCTGAATATCCGCATTGAACAGTGTGAGGTTTGCTATCTCACGACAGATCACGTTCGAAAACCTTGTCGGCTTTATCCTCCCGGTACACCAATACGGAATACCAGATCGCATGTCTTTATACTTCGACAGGGCAGTATCCATATCAGATGACCGCCCTGTTTCTATTCCGAATATTTTTTTTGCATCGTTTACCCTAAACATTTTATCCCACACCGCCTTTATCTTGTCTATAATTCCCATCTGCTCACCTTTTCCTACGCACTCTGTCCACGTCTCATAGATATCGGACTAGTAGCATATCTCAATGCATCAATCCAGTGGTCGTTACCGTCCGGATAATCTGCTATCACTTCACCGTTGCCGTCTCGCTCATGCTCATACTCTATAACCTCTTTGTACAGTCTTGGTGTCCGTCTTGGATCAATCACCAATGTACGGCATTGCAACCACTCAAACGTATACTTCCGGCTACCCGGTGTCACGATTGCTTTACGTGCCGGAAGTCCGGCATCACGGAAGTCAACAATACTCTCTTCTTCATCCACTCCACAGTAGATAGCGCAATCATCATATCCCTTTTCTTTGATCTGCCGTGCCATCTCGCTGTTTCTTATCTTGCAACCTCCCAATTCATCCAGTGCGTATACTTTCTGTTGGTTCGGAACATAAGCAACACGTAAAAACGCCTTCGGATCTGGAAACCATCCCCAGTCTTCGCCCTGGTAGATAGATTGCATCCTACTTATCTCTTCATCGGTGATTTCTCTGATCTCCAATAGTTCAAAAATATTTGTTCCAAGTCCTACAGGGATTCCAAGATATTCATGCTCATAAGCTCTCGGATTCGTTGCTTTTAGATACTCAGCATCATCAATGAATTGTTGCCCTAACCATTCTACCGGAACAGATCTATAATCGCTTTTGTGCCTTAAGCTGTCCGCTCTCGGCTCTGCTACGTACTTATTCGCCCAGTTGCTGTTGCTGATCGGTGGATTGAACGATTTAAAAACTACGAATTTTTCGCCACCACGAAGAACAGACTGTTGCGTCATTCGTACCTCTTCCATTCCGGCAAATTCGTCCAATTCCTCAAACCATAGGTACTTAAAATATCCTTTGCTAATCTTTATGGATTTTGTCTTTTTCGCCTTATCCAATCCACGGAAGATTATCTTCTGTCCTGTCGGCTTATACACATACTGCATAGGACTTAGGCTTGATGTCCATTCGTCCGATGCTCCAAGTGCATCTATTCCCCATGCGATTTGTTCAAACACCGATTCTCTTAGTGTATTCCCGACTTTTCGGAATACAACCGCATTTGAGTGTATGCCATTCACTGCGTCTTGCATCATTCCAAGTGGTATCTCTGTACCGACAAACGAAGATTTAGTCGAACCTCGGCCACCGGACAAATCATAATACGTATGCTTTCCGTCTATGATGTCCCAATGTACACCGTAGAAAGCCGGAGCTATCACATCTGTAAGCTTAATCTCCCCCATCTGTGCCCTCCGGCCTCGGAATGTTATTTATGATCGTGATTCCACCGGTTTCTTTTTCTTCTCCATCGGCTTTCTCATACCATCTCATGAGTTCACGTCCGGCAGACAGGCGATCGGAAATAGTAGCATCGAGGTCGAACTGGTCTTTTACTTCTCCACGCATGACGGAAGAGAAGAATCGGATCACTTCTTCAAGGTCGGCTGTCTTTTCGGTCTGGATCTCTTTCATTCGTTCAGCAATATAGGCTTTTACTTTAACGTTTTTTAACAATCTCGAAGCTGCTGCTGCTGCTGTCGCATCATTTTTCACATTTCTATAGACCTCTTTATACGCTCTTGTCCCGTTCAAATCAGTCAGGTATTCAACGGCAAACGCTTTCTGCTTCGGAGTAAGTTCTTTTCCTTTCTGCATCTACCCACCCTCTTCCACGTATTCATCTACTTTGCTAAAACACTTTCTTACCATATCTGTGCTAATCTCTATTGCCGTTTTACAGACAGTCCACTTTCTGTTCTTTCCTCTCTCTACTTTTGCAAGTATAACCGTGCCCTCCTTGGTATCTCTGCTGGTGCAATATATATATCTCCGTCTCTGCATTCCCATATTTTTTCAGATCTGCTATCTTCATTGTTGACACTAGTACATTTTTGGGTATTAGAATGGCATCTTAAAAACTGTACGTCCATGCTACTCACCGCCCTTGTCTGTTCTACACAGTCTCTTTCTTAGGTTACTGTATCTGTCTGTAATGACATCCAGTGTAATGTTAAGTGCCTGTATCGTTCCATTCTGTCTGTTGTGTTCTTCTACCAGTCTCTTATTCTTTTCAATAAGTTCCTGTACTTCGCACAGTGCCCGTTCTCCGACAGCTTTTGCGTCTTCTACCTCTTTTTGCAGATACTCATTCTTTTCTTTCAGCTTTTCGTTTTCTTCTTTGAGTTCGTTTGCTCTTCTCATAATCGGAGCAATGTCGCTCTCTTGTATTACATCTGCCAGAATTATCGTCTTTTCTCCAATCATTCTTTCACCGCCCTCCATATATCATTTAAACAATTTACAATCTCTATCTGTGATGCTGTTCGGAGAATTTCATAATCATAATATTTCCATTCCCCGTTTTTCTTTCGCTCTAACACTCTGGTAGATAGGATATACATGGTGATAAGTCTATTTTGCTCCACGGAATAAAACTGACTTGTCCCCATCTTAACAATTAATCCTTTTTGCAGTATTGCTTTCTGCAGCTTCTTGGCAATGCTATTTAGATTTGCCATGCTATCTACCTCCCGGCATTAAACCATGCATCGAAATTCTTCATTCTTCTTTTCCTTGCCCGGTCATAAGTGGTTGTTGTCCGGCTTGCATCATGCATAGCACTTGTATCCCCTTTCTCTATCTTTCGGTTAAACTCATGCATCTTATCCTGTGCCTTATTACTTGCTGTCAAAAGATTTCTATACTCTTTTGCAAGTCTCTGGTTCTTGTACAGTGCATCCGCACTTCCAAGCTTTGCTATTTTTCTTCTCGTTTCATTTAATCTGTCTCTATAATATTCGCTTATTCTTTTTGCTTCTTTTTTGTCCTTGACAGAATCAATAAAATCTATTTTTCCGCTCTGAGCCGATCTTTCTAACTTAACATCTTTCTTAACCGTTCCACTTCCACGCAATGCATCACTTTTCTTGGATGCATTGTAGAATAACCTTGCCCCCCCCTTGGTCACAGGGGTTCCGCTTATTGCGCTTACGCTTCCACGCCCTCCCATTTTATTTACCTCTTTTCCTTTCTGTCAGTTCTTCTCCGAACGACTTAATCTTTACAATGTTTCCTGTACATTCTTCCGGCACCTGTCCATAAAATAGTACTGTCTCTGGTTCCAATCTTTTCAGCATCTCATTATATCCGTCCACAAACAGTGCTTTCCGCTCCTTGCTGTTCATCACTCCGACACTGGATACTGCTACCGCACCGCCTACCGGCTCCGCGTCAAAACACCACTCAAACGATTTTCTGTCGCTCCAACTGATTGTAGGTATCACGTCAATACCGTACATCTGCATATATGCACCTATCCAGTGTTTGCGGAAGTGGTTGTAAATCTGTAATGCTTTTGGAAAATCAGTATAAGTGCTAAAATCCGGTGACATGATAAATCGAAACTGCGAAAGCATGTTTATGTAAGCATCTGGTCTGTTCCATAATCTTTGGAATTGGTAATCGTCAAGAAAGAAATGCACGCCTTTCCCGGCTCTGTCTTTGCATGTCTTAGCTTGGTTGAATCCAATAAACTCGCACTTTTCATACTTTGTAGGTTGTATCTCCGGTATTCCGAACTCATTTACAATGTCGAATATCATTCGTTGCTGATTCTCATAATTCATATTTTCTTTATACATAAAAATAGCACCTCCCACGATAATTACATCTTACCGTCAGAAGTGCTATTTCATTGTCCCCGTTATTTAGTTTTATTGCTATTTTGATACTTATATTTTACCATAAAACATGTGATTTTTCAACTTTTACAGAATTGGACTGTATATAAGTTTTTTATATCATTTACTAGTCAGGCAAAAAAATAAAAGATTTCAATTATTTTCAAAATCTTTTTCTCTTAATCTATATATTTATATTTTCAACTACCGTCTTTATTTTTCTTAATCATATAATAGAATCTTGGTCTTTTCTTCCTTTTCTCCACTTCCTACCGCTGTTGGGATGATGGTTGGAACACGAGAAAGTACCTATTAATATATGCTAAAATGTATGTCTATGTCATCACCTGTGATAACTACCTTTTCAACACACTCTTTTAGCACCTTGTTTTTCTCGGAATCCGTCAGTGTATCCCACACGTTGGACATCTCTTTTATTTTCTCTATTTTTTCTTGCTGTCCGGCTTTCTCCCGGATATCTTCTGCCTTTAGTTCTTCCCGTAGGTTTTTCAGTGTTTTTTCTTCTGCCTGGATAACATCTAAAAGCGTATCTGTACCAGAGTTTCCGCTTGCGTACAATGTGTATAGGCGTTTTAGTTTTGCTTCGCTTAGTGATATTTCTTTTTCTATCATCTTCCGAGTGCTTTCAGATTCATTCTCTTTTTCTTCCACATTAACGATAAATCGCTTAAAACAGTCCTCTACTTCTTTTTCTACCGCATCTGCCCGCACCTTTTTATTCTTGCAAGGGTTCCCTGTCTTAGATATATGCTCTTTCCCCTTGTACTGTGAGTAGCATACTATCTTGGTGTACTTTCCCCACTTCTGCATCCGCATTTTAGTACCGCATTTTCCACAGTAGCACAACCCGGTAAGCATATACTTGTTGCTTACATAAGCATTTGTGGATCTCTTTTTTATCTCTTCCTGTACTTCGTAGAATAGTTTTTCGTCTATGATCGGTTCGTGTAAACCTTGGTATACCCTTCCTTTGTACTGTATCTTACCTACATAGGCTATTCGCCTAATAATGTTCGATACAAGCTTCTCCGAATGCATCCCGAGAATTTTTTGAATCCTATCACACGAATATCCGTCCCGGAACATTTGAAAGACAGCTTTTACCTTTTCCGCTTCTTCCGGGATAATATGTAATATCCCATCATTCCTGTCGTACCTATATCCGTAAGGTATCGTACCGCCACCCATCCACAGTCCACGCTTTACACGTTCCACCATACCGGCTCTTGTACGCATATAGATAACCTCACGCTCATACTGCCCCATGACCGCATTAACGCCCAGCATCACACGATCCATCGGTGTCTCATTCCGCAAATCCTCTGTGGCTGATACTACCTCTACATTGTATTTTGGCAAAAGCTTGCTCACAAGCGTAAGAGTATCTACAACATCACGGCTCATTCTATCAAGCTTATAGATGTATACTGCCTGTATTTCTCCGGCTTCTGCATCTTCCAGAAGTTTCTGTATGTTTGGCCTTTGGATATTGCTCCCGGAATATCCCCCGTCCACATACCATCTGGCTATCTTCACACCCCTTTTCTTGGCAAGTTCCTTTATCTTGTCTTCTTGGACATCAAGACCATACTTTTCGGTCTGTGCTTCTGTAGACACTCTCATATAACCTACATTTATTTTTTTCATGTCAATTCTCCTTTCAATTTAAAAAAAAGAATTGACCAAGATTCTATCAAGGTCAATTCTAAAATATCACTTATTTTTTGTCAACTTTTCTGAAAGAATCCTTTTTACCGCCTTGCTATGGATTTCATAATTCGAAAGTTCTTCTTTTGTCACCTGTTTACCGTTCACATAGATTCTTACCATCCGCATCACTCCTTTTCGGTAGTATTCCCGTGTTTGTGCCTTTTTATTCCGAATAGCCTTTCTGCCATCTTTCCATCGTCATGTTCTCCCCAAAGTATCCACCTATACATTTCATCCAAGACTTTCCTCCGATAGCCTTGGAAGTCTTTTCTTGCAATCGGTATCCAGTATCTTTTGCTTATATAATCATATCCGATTCCTGTGATAAGCGAGAAGAACAATATACCAGACAAGTCATTATTCGCATTTTGGCACCATTTCAGTAATTCAAGTTGATCGTTTCCACGCATCCTCTGACACTCATTCAACATCTTTTTTTCGTCTTCTTCGCTTATGTAATAGATGTCTTTATGTGCCCCTCTCAGATATTTGTCTCTTACTCCGGCCATTAATCAATCCCTTCCTTTTCGCATATCCTAATACATCACTTTTGACCAAATAGTAGTTTTTCTTTCTTTTTACCGTCTTCTCCTTTGTTTTTTCTTCCAATGCATTCATCATTAAGCGCATCCTTTAATATCATTTTCTTTACTCATAACTGTCTACTACCTCCAACTTCTTCAAGTCCTCAATAAGCCACGGTTTGTCATCTGACCATTTGACCATTGGGAGGTCGATGTCAACCATTCTCAAGCTTTTGCATTTTTCGAATCCAACAACTTTCCAAAAATCAAACGTCTTGAATGGCTTTCTGATATAGACATATAAACCGCCATCCATATCTCTTGCTATATAATGCACATTCGCATTGATATAATCTAAAAACGCTCTATCCATCTTGCTAATCACCGGCTTTTCGACGTGTTCGGATTCAAGCCATTCTTTCATTTTTTCTTTGCATCTACTTATGCCACTCTCTCTGAACAAACAATGTTAACAAATTATTTCACTGCAACCCTTTAATTCTCCTGTTCGTTCATTAACAGCACCATATTTGCAAGCAATCTCAATAATCTCTTTTGCATACTTCTCTTTATTCTTCATCTCTTCCACCCTCTTTCAACTTGCGTTTAATTTCTTCTCTTTCTCCCTCGTAAAGTGTTCCGCAATAAATCCAATATGCCGAATCAAAACTTACAAATATGTCATTTCCTTCGAATCCAATATATCTAGGTTCCTCCCCAAAATGAACTTTCATCTTCTCACTCCTTATACGGTTCTGGCAACGGCATCCATGCAACACAGTTATACATTTCTTGTCCATCATCGCCATATGCCATATATCCCGCTTCGTCTTTACACAGAAGTCCAACTAACATATTTCCTCTATCATCGCAACAAAGTACGGTACCTTTTGGCTTTCTTTCATTGCATGGAATCCAGTCGTTTTCTCTTTCTACTAATTCAAAATATTTTTCTCTATCTTCAAGAGCAACGTCCAAATAATAAGAACTATACCCAATGTGATAGCATTTATCACCCACTTCTCTATACTTATTTTCGTAATATGGCTTGTCTCCGTGCATAGTCACTATGGTATCAATGCTGTCTACCTTTATCTTTTCCTGTACTTTATCTTCCACTGGTACATATGTATTATCCATGCTATTCTCCTTTCTCACTCAGTTCTTTTATCTTTTCGTCATATTCTTTAGCTGGAACGATTATGGCGCACAATCTAACATTGTTTCTATCTACGCCGTGATTTTTGAAATGGCAATCTCTTTTTAGGTTTACATACTTATCGCCGACACAATATGCAAAATCTATCCGGCAGAACGGGTTCTCTCCTATTATATAACTCTCTATAATAACTCCGTTCCCATAATCTCTTAGATATTCATAATATGCCCATAGAGGTTTATTTTTGTCTCTTTCTGATACGATCTCACCAGTGTTTCTGTCTACCCAGTACATTTAGTCCACCTCTTCATCTGCTGGAAACCGGAATGTAAATTTATCACAAACGCTATCCTTGTAATCTTCTGCGACATGGTCTTTCAGCATTTCGATTTGCGGTCCCATTCCACATAACACGCTTCGGTTGAATTCGCCATCCGCATATTTTTTTCTGCACATCTCCATAGCCTTAATAGCTTTTTCTTCAGTGGAATATTTTGCGATTAATGTATCCCTGAGTTTTATTGAGCTTAAATATACCTCAGCACCTACCCTTATCAAAGTTGTATGTTCATAAGGAACATCAATCGTTCCATCTTGACTAATTATTCTCATTGTATTCATCCTCCTTTACATAATCCGGGCATTCTTCCATGTATTCATATTGGTCTAAATCATCACACAGAATAGTGCATTCTTCGTACTTCTCACATTCCAGGCAACAACAGGTATTCTTCTTATCTACTACACATTCAATTCTGCATCCCATAACCTTTCCTCGCTAATCGTGTATATCCAGTACAGTAAGGAATCCGTCCATATTGTCAGCTACCGCTTTCTTATATTTCTCTTCGAATTTATCATCTTCGACAAATCCATTACCAGTCCACGATTCTCTGGCAATCGCTGATCCGTCTGGCAAAACACATCCAAAGCATCCAAGCTCGTCCAGATTCAAGATGTCTTTCTGTCTTGCTCCGTCAACAAGAATGTATCCATCACGGTATCCCATATTCGGGAAATATGATTCTTATGTATACGCAAATGGTACTTTTGCATTTCTTTTTAATTCGCTTAACAGCGCAGAATGGAACAGTCTTTCGTTTCTTGGATTGTTTTCCAAATACCCCCAGTTATAATGCTCTCTGTTTTCTGAATCTTCTCCATCTACTTTCAGTTTGAGGCAAGCACTGTATCTTCCGCCAATCTGATACCAATCCCACGTAAACACCGGATATTCTATTTTTTTCTTCTCATCGTCCGTATCTTCATCGTCTATCGAATCCCAACTATATGGTTCCATAATCTTTTCAATTTCCTTTTCTGTAGGTAATTGTTTAGTTAATAAATGTATACAGTAATGCATAATTTTCTTCCTTTCTCCCTATTCAATTCCAGATATATATCGGTCTACCAGTTTTTCGTTAACATATTTTTCTGTTACTTCTACAGTCACAGAATCTCCTTTTTGACTGTCAGCGAAACTTGGCTCATTCATCATTCCGCTTGCATAATCGTCTTCCTCATAAGTCAGTCCGTCATATTCGGCCTTTATTTCCCACTGCCATCTTGGAACGTATGCGAACCACTTTCTCATATCTATGTAAGTAATAACCGCATCTGCTTTTTCATAAGAGTATCTAATTTCGTCCCTGGTTTCTGTCGAATTACTATCAGCGCACCCAGTTAAGCAGATGCACAGCAGAATCAAACATATTATTTTCTTCAATTTATCCCTCTTCTCCTTAAAAATGAGTAAAAAAATACCAACCACCGAATACTGATGGTTGGTAGATGAAATTATGCTTCTTTATACCTTTTCAAATCTGATTCGTCTAGCTTTTCAAAAGCAAATCCGCAATCAAGACATATGTGCCTTTTCGTTTCAACCGACATTGTATGTGCAGATTCTGTACAGGTTACATTCCCTTGCTTACTTATTTTTTCTGGAATTCGTTTTGTTAAGACTGTACTTCCACTAATTCTTTCGGTATTTTCGCTTTTGCAAAATGGACATTTCATTGGCATTTCATCCCCGTATATTTGATACGGAAATTATAACATTCCAACCATCAATATTCAATTGTCAAGGTACGATAGCTGCTATTTTTAGCTGCTACCCTATTTCTCTTTGTACTTCTCCAAAATCTCTGTAATTGCTTTCATGTGTTCCGCTACTTCCGGCAAATCTTCATCACTGATTCTGGTCAATCCACCTTTTCGGAATATTTCAATATCCCATAAACTTTCCTTAAGCTGCACGAATTTTTCTGCCAATTCATTTTCTTTTTCAGCGTTGAAATTACATTCGTAAAACGTTTCATACCTGTCGTGATCTCCGAACTTATCTGTCACAAACTTTGTTCGCTTCGGAGTAATTCTGATGATTTTTGCCGGAGTAATTAGAGCGTGTCGGAAGCCACATCTCCATCCGTCTTGGACGGTTCTCATAATTCCTACCACATCCCCGACTTTCAATGCGTCTTTGTCTATCTTTTTTAATTCAATATTCATTCTTCATCTCCATAAAATCCGATAACTGCATCTGCCCAAAAACATTTGTGTCCTGCATCCACCAGTGATATACTTCCTCACCGCATGTCCACTGTGTTTTCTTCCCTTTCAATTTTCGCATTTCCAACATTCGGTCAAAAGCATGGATGTAAGCTTGTTTGTACTTTGGATAATCATGCATCTCACGTTCTCTCTGCGTTCTTCTCGCAAGCGGGCACCCTAAACATCCTAATCTTTCGTATCCACATCCATACAATTCGCATACAGGAACCTTTTCTCCGTGAATAAAATTCCATACATCTTCATCTTTCCAGTCGATGATCGGATTCACTACAGTCTTTGCTTTCATCTCGCAACTTTCAAATAACTTTCTGGTATCATAGTTATCCGTTAGGAGCATCATTTCATCTGATACGCCTATACTTTTATCAGCACTTGCTTTCAATACTTCAAATGGACTTCTACGGCTTCGTTTCATACTTTCAGCCCATCTTACACCTGTTGCGATCATCCGATTTTCATTGCCACCCTCCTTAAAATCAGAACAGCAATGCCGGACTTGTCTTGTAGGTGGCATTAGCTTTCTTGGAATCAGATTCCACATTGTCAGCCTGTGTCCATCCGGCTGTACGTGATAGTCAATCGAACACTTCACGCCTTTTAATTCCTGTTGCCGAAACACATCCCGTATATGATATACGGTTTCGGGCGCATCAACTGTTGTGTGACTGTTATGTACCTCATAAGGTATTTTCGCCATCTCAAACAACCGAAGTTGCACATCTGAATCCTTACCGCCCGAATATTCGCATACAAGTGGCTTTCCGTAATGATGCAGTGACATTTCACTTGCAGTTACCAATCTCTTTATACTTTTGTCTACTAAATCCACACGCCATACTACACGTTATCTGTGTATGGCAATTCTACAATCTGCTCTATAGGCTTGGGAGTTATCACCTCTGACCATTAGTCTGTTCCGCACTACACGGGAGAACCGAGCCGTTCCAATCTAGCATTTATCAAACTTTACGCTACCGATTCTGATTCAGCAGCAACCTAGTTTCACTAGGATAAGTGTTATTCCTTTCTGTCAATCATTCTTCTCACCTACGCAAATCTTAATTGTTCCTGTGTATCGTCTATAATCAAGTTCGGTACTCTCTCGCCAACCTTAAGATACGGACAGTTCGCTTCTACAAGCTTCTCTGCCATTATCGGCACTACGCTATTTCCGATTCTTGCCACCTGTTTCGCAATCGGGTATTTCTTCCAGTTAAAATCTCTGTCGATAATATAATCTTTCGGGAACCCTTGCATTACTTTCAGTTCTTCCGGTTTCAGCATTCTCAAAAAGATATCAGATATGATGTATTTCTCACCTTTGATATCCAGAATCACATTCACCAGTCCGAACCGATCTTTTGTCGTGATCGTATCAAGCGGTCTATCCAAAGTCTGTCCGCACCCACCGCCGTAATACTTAATCAGAAATGCAGATACCAATCCGAAGTGTCCTGGAGAAGTTGTGATTGTATGTAATGGTTCATCACAGCCTTGACCTATGCCGGTCTTGTAATATTTCGTGATGAATACCGTAACCAGTCCGTATCGGTTCGATGTATCAATCGTCTTAATTGGTTCTGTTAAAAGCTGTCCTCTTGAATCACCGGCTCTTGTCTCTCCGTGATACTGGATGATGTATGCAAGCGCATCTTTATCTTTCGCAATATAAGGCTTGTTAGCATCAATAATATATTTCTTAATACCGTTTGCGATTCTCTTCTGTGTAGCTTCTGCAAGTGGTTTCTTTCGCTCAAATATCGAACTTCCAAGGTCTGACCAGTCAATGTAATCTCCACAAGGTTTCCACTTCTCAAATCCGATGCCGTCTGCACTATGAGTTTGCTCTGGCCATCTGATTTCTTTTCCATCTCTACGGAATACCGCATACCATCTCTTTCTTGTGGTTGGTGCTCCGTAGTCCGCAGCTACCAGCTCTCGGCAATCAAATATGTATCCAAGACTTTTCATTGCCGTAATAAATTTCTTGTAATCCTCGCCTTTTTTCTCCGGTATCGGATAACCTTTTTCGTCCAACGGACCCCACTGTTGTATTTCTTCTACGTTCTCCATAAGAATTACATCAGGTAGAATAGCTTTTGCGTGCTTATATACCGCCCACGGAAGAATCCGAAGTCCTTTTTCTCTTGGCTTACCACCTTTTGCTTTTGAATGGCTTGTACAATCTGGACTTGCCCACATCAGCGCAACATGCTGTCCTTTTACATATTTCTTCAAGTTGACCTTAAAAATATCCTCTGTCAGATGAAGTGTGTCCGGGTGGTTGGTCTTATGCATCAGAATAGCATCTGGATCGTGGTTAATTGCTATGTCAACCGGTCTGCCGAGTGCCATTTCTATTCCTACGGATGCACCACCGCCACCGGCAAATGCATCTATAATTAAATCTTTCATTCTTATCGAAAGGAGCCGATATATCTTTGCCCGGCCGGAGCTCCGTACTCCTTTCTGTAATTTAATGTTATTTATAGCAAAGCGTATCAACCAACTCTGCTACAAGATCTACGCACTGTTCACTTATGCTATCTCGCTGCGTCACATCTTCTGCACAATTAATATCGTTTGCATCGATAAATTCATGCAGTTTGCAAAGTACCTGTTCTTCTCTTACTGTCATCATCACTTCACCTCGTTTGCCACCCGGAATCCCATCCTAGCCACATTCCTTAGATTCTCTCTAATCAATGACTTGTTTGGTGTCCTGTGTGAAAGTAACCAATCTGCATCCCGATCATCTGCCCAGTCTCTAACGTTCCATTCGTCAAAGTGTTCACACTCTGCTTTCGCTACCTGTAAGCACTGAATCATGTAATCTATCTTTTCTCCTGTGTTCATGGCTCTACTCCTTTACTACGCATCTACGTTCGGCAATTGCATAATATTTGCCATCGTGTTCTTTACAGTATTTTTTAAGAGTTTCTTCTTTCATGGTTGCAGTAATAACTGCTTCATTAGTCTTTTCTTCGTATACCACATTTCTTTTTTCATCCATTACGACAATGTACATTACGTTTTCCGTCTCAATCGGCTTTTTCTCATGGTCTTTCTTCCACTGTTTGAGAACTTCAATAACTTTGTCTGGTTTTTCTGCTCTAAGGTTGTCGCAGTTTCCTTCATCTTCTATTAGTTCGTAAATCGGACATTCGCAACATGAAAGATCTCGACACATTCCGCCCAGAATTCTAATTGCTTCTTCTGCTGTCAGTTCTTCTACAGGTTCAAGCATTTCATCTGTCCAATAGGCGACTTCCGTTTCTTCTATTGCATAACTAGTAATTCCTACACCCGAAATTGTTACTGTCTTTCCTGCAAATTTTTCCATGCTTTTTGTAAGCATATTACTTCCATATATTTCATACGCTTTCAAGTCGCTTCTTACCCTTACCTTATCTCCAACCTTATATTTCATCTCTCACACCTACGCTTTCGTTGAAATTCCGTTAACTTCTACACAATCTACTGGCAGTACCATGCATTTTCTTCCGTCAACTTCTTTGATTTCAAGATTACTGATGAAATCTGCATCGATAGTTATCTTCCCCTCTGGAACCTGGATATTAACCATCTTGTTGTCGCAAATGTTACTTGCCATAACAGGCACATTCCCGATATTCTCCCGGTAAGCACCCTCAAACATTTCCATCTTTTCATCTGGTACACCGCTGTTACAGAATATCTTTTTCAGTTCGTTCCTATCAATTTTGTACGGCTCCGGGTCTTCTGCATGGCGTTCCATCTCTTCGGATATGCCCTCATAGATATCTTTCACGGTCTTACAGTCCGCATCTTCTCCAAGTACATCCTTTAACAACTTACAGAATTTATCTTTCTCTTCATCGGCAGATGCAACAAAATCAATTCCAAGTACCTCACGAACCATTTCTTCTTGTACCTCGGCAGATTTCCGGGTGTAATAGAGTACGCTATGTACATCCGTCTGTCGGTCGTTAAATGCCGGGAATAGAAATCCTTTGTCCGGCGTGTCTACTACCCAATCACGGATTCTCTCTTCCATCCGTTCATCTTTCCCGTTGTAAGTAAGCCCCGGCTTTGAAAGTTTCACCGGGCAGATGCAACAAAGAATGAAATCGTATACTTCCTCAGATGCATCTTCCAACACTTCTCCGTCCGATGTCTTTCCCGGTACGTCATATACTGCATGGATAAGTATGATGTAGTAATTCTCAGCGCAGTCATAATACGTAAGAATCTTTTCGTAGAATTCGTCCAGTAATGCCGGGTCTCTCAGTTTACTTTCTCTCAGATTCATCAACAATTCATGTTCTTCGCCCTCTAGGTCACTGCTTCTGCTTTCTTTCGGCTTGTATTCCAGGTTCAACAAGTTCTTTCCGATTTTCCCGGATAACGTCTTTTTGAAGATGTCAAAATACTTAAATGCCTGTTCTTCCGGCAGTGAAAGAAACGCTTCTTCTCTTTCACTGCGCTTCTCTTTTTCTCCATCCACGTAGCATCCGGCTATACGGGTGATCGCACAATTTTCCGGTGTGAATTGTTTTCTGATTTCCAATACTTCTTTTTTATTCATCTTCTACCTCCATGAGTTCACCATTCTTTAATGTGTACCATGTGTTTTCTTTTACTTTTTCGCCATCCACACGAACCATTAACGATCCTATAAAATCCCACGTTTCCTCTTTCCAGTACCATGCATCATTATCAATCCGTTTCCATTCCGCAAGAACAAGTGTGGATCCTTTTACGCCTTTTGCCATTGCTTCTGGACCCCAAGCGACCGCTACGCTATTCGGGTTTTCTGTTGCCGACTTTCCCTTGTATCCTGTCGCTGATGATGCTCCGCAGTTTCCTGTCGCTGATGATGCTCCGTAGTCTCCTGTCGCTGATGATGCTCCCTTGTATCCTGTCGCTGATGATGCTCCGTAGTTTCCTGTCGCTGATGATGCTCCGCAGTTTCCTGTCGCTGATGATGCTCCGT